TTGAGAACGATAACATTGAGCAGTATCCTTTAGTTTTTAATAATATCTCATTTACTGATCCTATGCACATGAATGGCGTGATTGAGCCTCTTTCCATCCGAGGATCGATTGGAATGAACTCACTTGAGGTGCCTTTTTCTGCGCATACAGTTCGAGCTTCACTATTTGGAGGAGATGAGAGACAGAGATTAAAAGGAGTGGCAGACATATCTCAGACTTATTTAGTCTCAGGAACCACAAAAACATCTGATCCATTTGTTGATGCAGCTGATACATTTTTTGCTCACAGAACTTACTTTATTGGCTCGGGTTCTGCATCAGGTAGCTTTCTTGGAATAAAGTCTAGAACAGAAGGCGCAGATGGCGTGATGCATACCACTCAAAGCTGGGGAGGGATGGCGATTCCAGGCCTGATCTCTGACCTTCAGCTAGATATTGTACCCTATGATGATGCTCAGGTTAGAAAGGAGTTTCTTGTTCTAAGCAGAATGAGACCGTTAGTGTCCTCAGGGTCTAATAACGATAGAAAGATTGGACCAGGTGAGATTCATCTTGGACATGCCTACGCCGATATCCACTTTGGGCCAGGTACCGGATCTGACGGAGATAAGATCGGTCTTGAGGATTCGCGTGGAAAAAAGAAGGTATTTGAGTTCGATCGAGGAAACGGAGTGGATACCTACACCAGTGGAAATATTCGGGTAAATATCTTTGGAGGCAACGGCCAGAAGATCTGTGCAGCAGAATTTTATCAGTCAGTTAATAGAGCTTACAATAATAGAGATCTTGATATCTTTGCCGTGAAGTTAAAAGACACGGTAGTAAGATTGATACAGGGGGCGGCAACATCATCTGGAAACACTGTTATCACGTGGGAGAGTGGAGATGCAACAACTCATCTTAACGATCCTACCAACCGAATTAACTTTAATTGGTCTAGAATTCCATGCTTCGTACCAAATATATATGCTACAAATATTCTTGCTGGTGCAACAGGTTCAGAACAGTCAGGCCTTAAATTTATTTCTGGATCAAATATCTCTGACTTTGAAAAGGTGTTGAAGATGGACCAGGGGTTAATTAGTGAAACTCAAAAGTCAGCTGGCGCAGGATTTACATACTTTGGCAACACGCTCGGGACTGATTCTATAGCTTTTGGTGGATTGAAGAAGGGATAAAATGAAAAAGAAAGGTAAGCCACAGGCACCAGATTATACTGTTGATTTTATTACGTCCCGAGGCGGATACGGATATCATAAGTCAAAGGACTGTGTGTTACATCTTCGATTTGAAGATGAGCGGGCAACTGATTTAACTGCCTTTCCCGGAACCCGAGGAATAAGACCAGTACTGACTCAGTCGGCGTCAGGAACTTTATTAATGACCCCTTCTCATGGGGTATATACCTCGTTTGGAATGATCAGCGAGTCTTATGCTACAGGGGCCATTGAGACAAGCGATAAGACGCCTTTTCTCCCTAGCTTAGGCGTAAAGTCAGTTTTCTTTAACAATCCGTATGATGTAGAAGCCAGATGGAAAGGCCATGTTATTAGATTTCCAGAAAATAGAAAGCTTTCTCTTTATCAAGGGCCCCCTGACAATGCTTACGGAGTTTATGATTCACCCTTTACATTTGCCCTGTGGTTCTTTATTGAGAAGCTTCAAGGAAACAATTCTAATCGTTTATTTGGAAAACAGTCTGAGACGAAAGGGACATTTGAGTATGACTGCACTGTTTTGTCAACCGGACAAATTAATTTTACCATGTTTCTCTCTGGAAGCAATGATGATAAAATTAAGGTTCAAAGCTCCACGTCAGTTTCTGCAGGTAAGTGGTATCATCTAGCAGTCACATATCGACCCCCTGATCTTCACGGAAGAAAAGTAGGAACTGCACCAGATTGGAATGGTTCAAATATCAAGAACGGATTGAGTCTATACCTTAACGGAAATGATGATACCGGAACTAGAACCGTCGGTGGTTCATTTCACAGGACACATCGATCCGCCAATAGGCTTGTTCTTGGAAACGACGGCAGGGTTCATCTTCCTAGTCAGAACGATGCCAATCGAGGAAGATATTTTTTCGGATATATCGCTGACTTTGCTATGTGGCTCCACGGCACACACGAGGAGTATGTGGCAAAACCACAGCAAAATAGAACCGGATCGATTATGACAGCAAACGAGATCAGAGCCCTATATGATGCTCGTTTTGGTGTTCAGGCTAATGAGACAGGATTTCTTCAAGAGCTGCCACCCAGGGTGGAGCAAAGAATTATTGACTCTAAGACAGGCTCTTATCCTACAGTTATTCGAACAGGTGATTCTAGAACAGGAAAGTATTCCACTAGTTTTAATGATCAAAAAACTGTTCTCTTTAGAAAACATAATGATGTTTTCCCAGGAGAGCTTAATCGAAATTTTGGTAATTATAGGGGTGCTGACAATCTTGTTGGATGGTGGAAATTTGAGGAACCCAATGTTGAGTCTTTAAATATTTCTGGAAGTATTTCTACTTGGAACTTAGGGCATCTTGATACCGTCGCCAGTTCTACTCCCAAAACATGGCTGGTTAAAGATTGGTCAAAAGGTGGAAACTGGAAGTCAGGTCAAGAACCATCAGCAGGTGTTTGGCATGATAAAGGAAAGGCACACGGAAAATATCAGTTTTGGACAACGGGCCTCGGTGATTCTAGCACAAAGGTCAAGTGGTCCCCTCTCTTTGTATCATCATCTCAATTTACTAAAGTTTCTAATAACATTCTTAAGTTTGTTAATGAAGAAGACCTTAATAAACGTTGGTCTAGAAATGCACCCGGGGACTTTGGGGTATCATCGTTATACTCATTTGTGGAGATTGGTGACTGGGGTCACCCCTTTAGTGGTAATCAGGGCATTTTTCCGTGTGCTTATAGGGCCTCAGAGACCCAAAGTTTTAGAAGTGGAACTTTTTCCTTCACCTCAGCCTCCCTCCTAACAAAGGACGGTGAGGGAAACCATGCAAGATATGCTTCAGGGGACAGGAAAGATCATCCGTTTTCTATTGCTTTTTGGGCCAAGCTTGAAGATGGCTGGAATTGGTTTGGTGAAGCGTCCTCATTAAACCGTATTGATAACTGGTACGTGATCTCCAAGACAAGAGATATGAAGGCTGATGGAAATACATCACCGGCTGCCTATGTGAAAACTGATACCCACGGTGAGTGGTATTGTCGTTTTAGAAGAGTGGGTGGTGGTGGTTGGAATACATCTGTAGATCATCCAAGAATGCAGTTTCAATTTTACCTAATTGATGAGATAAACACAGGATCGATTGGGCTTGCAGTTGAGCTACCACCTGAATATTCTGCAGAGGCCCCGGATTTCCCAAGGACATATGGCCGTATCTATACGGGTTCGGCTAGTGATACAGCTGATCGATCCACGCTTAAGTGGGACCACTGGTGTGTGACCTACGACGGCACGGGAGGACCCGCGCTAAGATCGATGAGAATCTATAAGAATGGGATCCGTGTGTCTGAGAATAAGTATCTCCACAGCGGTGAATTTCAAGGCAACACAGCTCCAATTCCCCAGCTTGTTCAGATCGACGGCCGCGCCTCTTCAATTTGGCACACTAAGCTAGGATATGGGTCTTGGACGCCATCTTACAATGTCGGTGGAACATCTGCCGGCGGCACTGGCCCTTATGGAACCAAGCGAGGTGTGTATTCATCTATGGTTGGGAGTACAGAAAATCACATATTTATCGGCAGTCGTGACGGAACCAATCCGGAGGCCACAGGTAATGGCAACACCGGGATCGGACCGGGTCACTTTAGTGGTAGGTTAGATGACGTAGCAATTTGGAATAGGGTTTTAGATAAGGGCGAGGTGCTTGCAATTGTTAAAAACGCCAAGGCGACGCCCTATTATCAGGAGTCCTCATTTCCACAGGGACTGCCACCTGAGCACTCAACGCTTGCTAAGGTCTCAACATCTTCAATTAGAACATTCGGTTCTATCGTTAAGGGCATAGGAGATAGTCGAATTAGCTTCACTAAGGGGGAGGATTATTCTCCCTTTAAAGACGGCACAGTTATGGGACTTACAAAGGGATTTTATTTAACTGGAACACAGCAAGATATCTTAGATGGTTTTTCAAGCCCACTATCAAGTAAGACCTCATTTACCGTTGACATTACGGCAAGAAAACACCACCTTATTACCCGACTTCCTTCGGGGGGCCCCTTCTTATCTGGTGCACTGCCTGCAGGAACTGAGGTTGTGGATAGACCCACATCTGAGTATATGATCCCAAGAACGGGTGCACCAAACCGTCGATGGGAGCGGGCAAGAACAGGATTTTGTTATTTTAACTTTGACCTAAAACAGTGGGAGTGGATTGGAAGCAATCGACCCTGGGTTTCTAAATCTTCGTTTTTAACCGCAGCTGATTTTAGATCCAGACCAGGTTCAGGAAATCCATCGTATTATGACTATAGCATTCGATTTTGTAAGCCGACAAGTCCTACCTCTGGGACTAATGTGTATCCAATGCAGTTTACACCTTCTCCAGGAACAGCTAGAGACCTAAAACGAGGTCAAACTGGCGGACTTTATGGGGCGGCAATGCATGAGGAAAGACCTGCAATAACATTAAAAAGCATGGGTTATCATCTTATTGGGTCACCCACAGTCTCTAGTTTTGCACCTTTTGGACCAAAGTATCATGCCACCTCAAGTCAGTGTCTTTCGCTATCTAATCACATACGACAACCTTTCTTGCTGGAGAAGGTTGTAATTGATATTCCGGTGATGGCAAGAAAAATTCTTGATCCCGGGCCATATCCTCGAGAGGCTGAATTGCGAGCTGGGGGAATGTCAGAAGACGTCTTTACAGCAATTGAGATGCCTGGAATTGACCTGGATAATTACGTCTTTTTTGCCTATCGCCAGAGGTCACCAAATATTCCCGGGGGTGTAAAAGAGAGAGATCCCGCACACACACCTGCTGTCTCTGGATCAAAAAGTTTTGATATTAGAAATAGCATGCACGGTGCCCTAAATAGTGACAGATTTATTGTTTTCTCTGGATCAGCATGCTTTTACAACTCAACAATTCCAATTTCATCAGGGGCGTTTCGCTATCAGGAGACAAATTTTCACCCTATCCACTCACCTGCATTTTCTCACGACTTTGCCCTTTCATCGTCCTATACTAATCGTCTAGTCGGAGAGTTTACGGGAACCTTGAGGCTTGAGCTTGAACCGGGTGTGGCAACAGAGGGCCTAAAGGGCATTCATCACATGTGGAACTCAGACGAGCCGATAGGAATGGTGCGCCCTGTCTTACACTATTGGCCTGGAGGAACCACATCAGATAGTTTCTCTTCACTAAATGGATCTCATCCAGAACTTCTTGCTGCGAATGGAGGTCTTCAAAATAGATTCAATAGAAATATGAATTATGTCTCTTGGACACAGCGAGGATTTAGAAACAATTACATCGATCATAGAGTTTTAACATTGGCCAGCAGGGAAGCCAGATCCACTCATTCAGCGATCTCTGGGTCACATGCTTGGGGTTCTTGGTTTACTGGCTCTGCTGGCGCTGCGGGTTATGATGGATCGACGTCTGCTGCTATTTGGAATGCAGGTACAAAGCAATTTGCTAATCTCGGAGGGGGAAAAGATGGTCATGAGGGAATGCTGCCCAGATATCTTTATAGGGCAGATTCTCGTGCTACAAGACCTACTGGTGTTGGGACAGAGAGAAAGATTCTGTCTGATCATGAGCACGCAGGTTACGTTTCATGGTTTATGTTTCACACCTCTGATAACGCTTCAACAACCTCACCATATCTTCTCTTTCCAGAAGATGATCTAATCCTGGGAATTGATGCAGGTATTGCAAACCCACCTGGAATTAAAGGGTTGTTTACATCGTGGGGACACCTATCTGGATCATATTTAAAAATTGTTCCTGAGCATGCCTCAGTGACATTTTATGGCTCTCTAGTTCGTGCAGGCAAGGAGCATCACGACACGTTAAATCAAAATCTAACCTCACCCGCCTTGCACGAGATAATCTATGAACCTGTTGTTGATCAGTATCAAATTGAAGCAAGGGAAGCTTATAGCGGATCTTATATCGACAATTATTTTACCGGATCAATGACAGAAAAAGAGCTTTCGGGAATGACATATACGTCCACCACCCGTGGAAGACAAGGAAGCGCATTGCATGGAGTAAACTTTAATCCAGTTCAGCATGCGTGGGGTCACTCACGTCGATCACACGGCATTCCAGTTGCTGATGCGTCTTCATCTGGATCAAATCGATCTAATAACGGAGCCTGGTTGGGAATGGAACCCAGTAGAACGCAGGGGCTTCTAAGAGGCGTGCAACTAGTTGAAAATCAGAGGATCTATTACGACTCTGTTGTTCCTGATCCGGTTAAGATCTGGAAAAGGTCAGGTCATCAGCTTTTTAGATGGCACAGGAAAGCAGACGGAACTTGCAATTGGTTTAATGATAGCGCATCATCCACGACCAGCGTACGTAATTATTTTACCAGTCAATGGAACGGAAAGAGAACTCTTGATAGTCGGGAATGCTCCTCGAAATATGCATACGGAACGTATTTCTTCCTTTTTGGCTCGGGATCTTTGCAGGATCATGGTTTTGGTCAAAATGACAAGAGGTTGCACACCGAGTGGCCTCATGAGTTTCCTTTTGAGCCAAAGTATGAGGGAATTCCGAGACGGATAAGAACAAAGGGATTTTTCGTTCTAACAGGGACAACGGGCCCCAGGCGCCGAGAAATAACCTCAGTTGCGATTCAGGTGAGCGATGCTGCAAGAGCTGAGAATCCTCATAGGATTCCTCCCAAGCCTTTCTCCACAAGCAATCAACAGGGGTATAGTTCAGCTCACTCAGGCAATCGCTATGCAACAAGATTAGGGAGATATGAACCGAGCACATGGCAGAACATTGTCTATCTTTTAATCACCAAGGGGTGGCACTTTAACAGTCACGCCAACGACAATAAATGGAAATCCGCCGGCAGCGATTCTACTGATCCTCCCCGCGGACATATGCTGTCTCCGATAGATGCGACAGTTGTAAACCAACATTCTCGAAAAGGGTTGCCCTCTGTCAATGAGATGAAGATGGCACTATTTGGGATTGGAGATGGCCCATCTGGAATGCCCTTGATGTATTCAGAGTGCATGGTCACAAAGTTTACTTCAGTTTCTGGATCATGCACCAGAATTGGAAATGCACAATTAGTTCATGTTCGTGGATTTAAGTACGGATTATTAAATGCGATCGAGACAAGTCCAAAAGCTATCTTCAGACATGATCATTATGGACAATTCAGAGACATGTTGGAGCAGCGTCAAGATGCTCGATTTGAAATTGGACCAGGAAAATTTTTAGGACCAAGAAGAAGAGGGCGAGATCCTTCTCCAGTTTCTGTGAGATTTGTTGATGCGTTAGGTCGAAAGGTTGATCCCAGAACCACTTGGTCTTCAAATCAAAATATTTATGCTACATCATCGATGCCTTTCTTTGACGTTGATAATGAAAATGAGTTAAAGAATCGAGGCGAAATTGACCTGTCTGAGATGAATCGACTAATTTTAACTGATCTGGACATGGTGTAGGGGAAACGATGGCCATTTCTAATGCTGACTTAAAAAAGATGATGTCACTTAAGGAGACTGTTCGAGGAACAGGTGAGATCCTTAGAGTGATCATTCCTCATGATTTTTATGTGGGTTTAAGCAATGCTCCTCAAGACTTAATCGTTCGAGGTAATATCACAGTCACGTCAGGAAGCAACAAGGTCGAGATCACTGATGAGCAGGTATATGTTGAAGGAGACATAAAGACTACGGGTAATCTTTACGTTACAGGAACCATTAACGCCGGGGGAGGAATAACATTTGATAGTGACACCCTCACAGTTGACGACACCAACAATCGTGTAGGAATTAGAACAACAACACCCGAAAATGAGCTAACAATTTTAAAAGAGGATTCTAATCCTTATATTGGTCTGTTTAGAAAAGATTCAGCTATCCAGGACGGCAATACCCTAGGCGGGATCCAGTTCGGCGGAACATCTGATGGAGTGACGCATCCTGTAGGAGCAATTATAACTGCTAACGCAACACAAGATTGGACTTATGCAAGCGCAGAAGGAGCTCAATTACGGTTTTATACTAACCCCGACGACGAAACCGCACAAACCCAAAGGATGACAATTGATGAAAATGGATACGTTGGAATCGGTGACAGCTCACCTGACGGTATGTTAGATATCTCCTCCGCTGATTCTGTCACAGATCTGATCATCGATAACACAGCGACCGACGGCGATCCAAGAATTCTTTTTCAGCTGAGTGGCGTTACTAAATACGCGGTGGGTGTCGAAGATGGAGATTCAGATAAGTTTAAGATCACTGCTGGAACTTCACTCTCAGCTGATGACGACTTTGTTATGACCACCGCGGGATATGTGGGAATTGGTACTGGTAGTCCATCAAGACCATTCCATGTCCAAGCGGCAACCACTACAGCAAGAATTACCAATACACAGACTTTTTCGTCATCTGGGAAGACAATTATTGAAACTTATCAGGAGTCAACTTCTGAGACCCTGGCTGGAGATGATTCCACAGACGTTATAGAGTCGTACATGACGGATTCCTCTGCAACCAAGGCGATCTTCAGTCTGCGTGGAAGAGTAAACGACACCAACACTGGTTACGGAGACCTCCTTTTGCGAACAGGTCAGAGCACTAGTACTTTTAATACAATGATGTATTTTGACGGTTTTTATCAGCATGTTGGAATTGGTGACACCTCACCAGACTATAAGTTTGATGTCTACGATTCCGTTGATGATTATGTGATGATGATTAAAAACGGCAGTGACCCTGGAAGGGGTTTAAGGATACAGCTGGGTTATACTAAAGATTCCGCCCACGACAATGGGGACGACAATATTTTTATCCGATTTAACGACACCGGGAGCAACAATGTCGGTTCCATTAGGGCGGCGACCCAGTCAATCGGTTCCGCACAGGCCTATTCAGCATTTGTTGGCATGAACACCGACAAAGACTATGAGGGTGCTAGAGTTTATGGTGAGAATCAGCCTGTTCGGGTAGGCGGTTATCGAGGAAGCGGGACGTGGAGCTCTGGTGTTGTGTATGTTTCTGGTGGGGGTGACTTTGGAGAGTGGCTTGAATTTGCTGATAAAGAAGAGTGGGATCTGGGATTGATGGAGGGGAATGTGGTGTATGTTAAAGATGGAAAAATTAATAGATACAGCCCTGGAACTCCGATGGTTATAACATGCAGGGCGTTATTAGTTGGAAATCTTTTAGATTCTGATGATTCGCGAGATAATGGAGCAATAGTTTCATTCTCTGGCCAGGTGCCAGTTCTCACAAAAGGTCCAGTAAGTGACGGGGATTATTTAATTCCCGTGCAGGAAAAAAATTATTGCATTGCGATAAGTTCAGATGATATCACATTTGATCAGTATAAAAAAGCAGTAGGTGTCGCTTGGGAATCCACTAGAAACTTAGATTGTGATTATAATCTTGTGTTGGCTGCGATAGGAATCAAATAGTTAGTATTGTGAGTTTTTAAATGTCAGGCATTCTAGATAAAAAGACGAGAATTTTGGATACAATCGTTACCCCCGAGGGTCGACGCCAGATTGCCTCAGGTGACCTTCGAATTCAGTTTATTAGCTTTACTGATGATCAGACCTTCTATGCCAAGGACGTGCTCAGCGGATCAGATGACGCTAGTAACCGAATTTACTTCGAAGCTGCAGGAATGCCTCAAGATCAGATTACCTTTGAGTCTGATGACTCCGGATTTATGAAGGCGTTTCAGGGATCAGACATGGAGCTGAGAGGAGGAAAGATTCTCTCAGGAGCAAAGGCGTCGAAACCTGGAAAAAACCCGGATTATCTTGCAGCAATTACTGATGAGAAGGAATTTTTTAAGTTAGCTGATAATCTTCTAGCATCTTCTCTCAATAACTTTGACCAGCAGAATATTATTGGAACTACTGACCCTTTATTAGAACATAATGATTTCGAGCTGAGTCACAACGAGGTGGTTTTTAAGTTAACTGATAATTTTCCAATTCCTTCTGGTCAGATTCAGACCATTTCTATTGATGATGTGGAGAGCTTATTTCAGGATAAACGTCTCTCCCATGTTGATCAATTTTCCTATCTGCCTCCGACGGCTAATAATTTGAAATTAGGAAATTATCCTAGACTGTCGCAGGATTCAATTTTATCTCTTGCACAGATTCAAAGAGAAATATCGGGTAAACAAGGAGAAACAGTAAGATTTATTGAGTCTTCTAGAGACAATAATATTATTTGTCAATTTTTTGAGATTCAAAAAACCAATATGGTAAAGTTAGATGTGATTGACTTTGGAGAATTTACCACGGAAAGCCCAGTCAGGCCAAATCAACATTACTTCTTTGTGGGAAAAGTCCTTCCCGACGGCAAGGGATTATATACATTTGTTAATTTATTTATCTTGGTGTTTGACTGATGCGTGTAATTTTTAAACAAAAAAAAGTAATTAATCTTCCTAAAAATTATCAAAAGATTATTCGACAATTGTCAGATGGAGGTTATGAATATGAGTTTTTATATGAGGTTGATCAGATCGCTGCAATTCAGTCTGACGCTATTAAGATAAGAATTTCAATTTATAAAAATAGTGGAAAGAAAATTAATTCTATTTTTGGATCTAAAAAGACCGACTCAGAGTCTGTAATTCAGTCACTACTTCTTGCAAATGCTAAGTTAAAAGATGGAATTAGAAGTAAAAAGACTGAGCTTTTAACGTCAACTGTATCAGATGCTAGCGCTAAATTTAACAATGAAATTGTTCGTTTAATTAAAGTGGGTCGAGAAAAGGACGCCATTGATTTACTCCCATTAGAGAAAAAGATCGTTCTTCAAAGCAGAAAGTCATTCTTAAGAAGCAACAAATATTCTAATACAATAATGACTTCAATGACTAAGCAAACTAAGAATTTTAATACTGTTGCAAGTAATTCTCGTCAGTCGGCTGCAATTAGTTTAATTTATGATAATCTTTCTGATCCTGCAGAATCAGTGCTTGAAAGACCAAATTTTGATGAGAATGATCTTCTTCAGGGTTTTTTTGATAGAATTGATGACAATTCTGAAGAAAAGTTGGTAAAAATTCTTCAGAAGGGAATTCTTAAAGTCAGAAAAAATATTTCCGCCGATGATAGCGATAATAATGATTTGATTCCAGTTCTTGAAGAGAGAATTAAAAGAAAGTTATCTATAAAAAAGACTTGTTCAATTTCTTCAGAAAAATTGGAAAAATTACGAAAGTTTCGTGTAGTATTTGATGTGTTAGACATAGAAGGTGGCGTCGTTCAAAGAATAGAGCGTGTTATTGATCATGTCAATTCTGTTAGAGTCTTTCATATGCCCAGAATTGCCCCGAATGTATCTGTGATAGGAACAATGCCTGAGAAAAACATTATTCAGATTAAACAGAACGATCCGACTGGTAAAAAAATAAGAATTTTTCGAAAAGAAGTTGAATCAACAAAGGCTTTAATTAATTGTAAATTTCAGCTAGTCGATGAGATAAACTGTTTTAATCGAGATGGTCCGGTAATTTATGTTGATAACGTAGCCAATACAGGGCCAATGATATATCGCGTTCTTTCAGTGGGTGCAAAATCAGCTGTAGGATCTGCTCCCGGAATGACTGTAGCTTACAACAAGTCATTAAAATTTTTAAGCGAGGCTGATAGAAGAAATAAGTTTTGTGTGGTTTCAACAAAAATTATCGATCAGGGAATTGAGATTACTGTAAATAAGGCGTCAGAAGAGGTAAAATTTATAGGAATTCAACGAAAAAATCTAACAAGAAAAGAGCGATCATTTTCTAAATTAAATATCAACAATCTAATTCCTCCTGTCGGGACGATCAAGAATTCCCGGGGAAGAATGATTGTTCAGATTGACACAGACGTTAAAAGAGATGAGATTTATGAATACTCTGCGATCCTTTATTATCTTGATGGAAAAACAACTACAGGCTCAGGAAGATCAGTTCAAAAGTATGTTCCGATTACCACAGAAGTGGGAATTGAAATTCAAAACTTTCGTTTAACTCGAGGAAAAAATCCTAATGTTACCTTTACCATAGACGGTGGTGGAAAAACATCTGATACAAGCTTATTATTGGATGCTTTAAAAAAGGACAATATAGATAATTTATTTTCTGATGAGACATCAATGTCAGAGTTCAAGGAAAAAGCTGCTGATATTATAGTTTTTATGATACAAAGAGCTAATTTAACTGAAGGAATTGAAGAGGCATTTTCTCTTGAGATGGGCAGCGGTGTTTTTTCTGATAGAAAAATGTCGATACAATCAAGGATGTTACCCTTACAAGCAGGCAATAGGTATCGATATACAATAAGAGCTTATAAGCTAAAGGCCTCACAGATTTTTGAATCTTACTCCTCTGTAAGGTCAGATCCAAGATCTAATTTTGAGTATAATTTTGATTCATCAAAATTTGATGGAAATCACAATCTTTATCACGGAACACTAAGGACAGCTAATTCTAGAAAATTAAAGAAAAGTAGTGTTTTTCTTGAGGGTGAGACAGGAAGCTTCGTTAACGTTGATGTTGATCTAACAGCTGTTTTACCGGGAATATCAACAGCAAATGTAACTGCTTTAAACAGTCATGAGAATTTAATTACATGGTCAATCGACGGTGACAAGTCAAAGATTGATCATTTTATAATTATTGGATCAAAATTAAATGAGTCAGTTCCGATCGGTGTTGTCCATCCTTCGGAATTTTTAGGAAAATTTGACTATGTTGATTCTGTAATGACTCGAATGCCAGGGGTAGTATCTTACAGTATTTTACCAGTATATTTAGATTATAGTCTTGGGTCATTAGTAATGGCAGGTTCAATTAAGATTATCAAGGATTAGGTGATTTAGATGGGTATTCGGAGTCTAGGAAAAGGATTAACTAGCAAGCCAAAAGGAAAATTTCTTAAGAAAAGAAAAAAGATAACTTCTACTGACATTTTAGGAAGGGGAGGAAAAAAATCAGAAGTATCAGGTAAGGGAGCTGTTCTTACTAAGTCATCTAGTAAAAAAGGAAAAGGAAAAGCCTCAGTCCAAGGAAAGAAAAAGAACCTTAAGATTGATGATCTTTTAAATAAAAATTTATCTACAAATGGAATTAGCAGAACAAAACCTGAAATTTTATTACAGTTTAATTTTCTTCCATGTTATGAAAATAACGGAGAGACAAAACTGACCCCTGCAAGTATGTTAGATATACAATTTTTATCAAGACAGCTATCTTCTGAAATTGCGAAAAATGCCATAAAAAGTAATTCCGGAAATTCAGACTTAACAAAGTTAGAAGAAGGGTATGCTCGTGAATTTTCGTTAGTTGATTTAAGAATTAATTTTTTAAGCAGCTTATATGACAAAATATCTGAGGTAAAGACGGCATTAGATATCAAAGATAATGATCAAATCATTTCAGAGGCCAATAGTATTTTGGAGAATCTTTCAAAAAGCTTTTTTTTAGAGATAGAAGAAGATGACAATGAATCTTCTGATCCAATTTTGTCAATGAAAGATTTTGTTGTAAATGATATGGGCTTTTCTGAAGAGGGCTTTGAAAGTTTTTCTAACACTAAAGTAATTTCTCAAATAATTTATGATCTTAAAACAACAATGTCATCATTTTCTCCCATGCTTTTTCAGGAAAGCACAGCGGGTAGAGAAAATGATATCTCAGCTTTAAAATTATCAAAAATATCAAGACGAGGCGGGTCAACAACATTAAGGCCGGCAGATTTTACCTCACAGAGGGCAAATCCAGAGAAATCCGGAAATCTAAGAAAACTTTTGAAAAGAATGCCAAAAAAAGATTTTGACAAGGTAGTCTTTATAATGTCAATTCTTTCTAAAGAGATGAGATATTCAGCTGCATCTGCAAGTGATGATGTTAGAAGGGCCATTTTAGATTATACTAGAACCGCTACGGGTTACCAGGCTTTCGAGGGATTATTTGGCAATCCTGAATCAATTTTATCGAGAACTTCTCGATCTCAAGGATTAAGCTCTTCATTGAAAGTATCAACAGCTAAGTATTCCATTTTACCCTTTGAAAGCATTACAATAAATCAAGGTTCACAGGTATTTACTCCGGGTTCTCGTTATTTTGCTGATTCAATTGCACGATTAAATCCTAAACTAAGCATTGAAAAATATCGATCATTTTCAACGAGCTTCTATAAAGACTTTAACAATATATCTGACTTAGTGTCTATTATGATGAGGGCAGGTGCGGAAGAAGGAAGCGATGTTGACTTTACCTTCAAGGGTGATGAGCTTTTAGATAATTTAATTTCGTATCTTTTACCATATCTTGAAAAAGCAATTCAAGATGAACCAGAAGATCGTGCATTAATGGCTGTAGCCTTATTGGGATCAGCTGCAAATGATTTTAATTTGCTTCATCAACTTTATACGTACATCACTTCTGAGGTTGCTGAAAGGGTTGCAGAAGCAGAAGAACCTGAAGAAGAAGAACCACCTTCTAGCGCGGAAGAAGCCCTTGAAGCAATGGCTGAAGCAATGGGTCTTGACACAGATGAAAGCAGTTCTTCTTCACCCACAGTTTCTCCTGTTTTATCTTCTGTAATGTCTCCAATGGGGGCTACAGGATTATCAAAACCGACCACTTCATCTCTTACAAAAGCACCATTGTTTGGTTCTTCTGCAACATCATCATCGGAGCCTGCTGAAGATCCAAATGATTCATCAGTTAAAATATTGGGAAGACTGGGAGCTATAGAGTCAGGTGCTATTTCTGGAGACGCCTTAAAGGTTAAGTATTTTACACGAAGCGAAGTGAAAGAGGCGTTGCAAGACGGTGAAGGTGATGTTGTGATGTTATTTAAAACATTGTTTGATATGATTTCTAATTTTTCTACTTCTGCATCTTATATGGGCGGTGAAATTTTTACAACACAAGCAAATGGAAGATCTATTTCAAGATTTGGATCATTTGACAAGGGTATATTTACCTATCTATTTTGTTTAACAGCATCGACTTTGGTTGCCAATCTTTTTAAGTGCCAATGGGACGGAAGAGACACTACTATCTCAGGCTCTCCATACATTTTAAAATATGACCCTAGCATTAATCGTCCAGGTTATTATTCATTAATGGGTATGTCTTCAAATTTTAGTGATTCTGATGTGACAAGTTATGAATCTAATATTGAAAACCCTCTTGAAAAGTCAACGTTTATCGCTTATAAGGAGGATATGATCGACATAAGAGGAAGACTTTCTGATGAAGATGAATTTATTATGAAATCAGTTTCAATTTTGTCAGGCCTTTCCAAGGTAAATTATGATACACTAGAGTCTCTTGACAGCTTTTTAAAGCCGGGCAGCGCAGATCCTGTTCGAAAAAGTTTGATAGAATTTTTTCAAGGTACAAAGCAGGGAAAAATGGCTCTTGAGATGTTAAGCCCGCAACAGCTTGCTTCTTCTTACTTTTCAATGGATAGATACTCAAAAATTGGTGATTTATACGCTCCAGTTCGTGCAACAATTTCTCCAAATAAAAAAAGTGCCTTAGATATCATGTTGAGGGAGGCGTCTTATAGAAGCACTCCTGCAAGCAATATGGGAATATTGGGAATTGGAATTCCGGCCACAATGATTGACTACTTAAATGAGTTTGCATATTATGAAGGGCGTGGAAAGACAATTGAAAATCAAAAAAGTACTGATTGGTTTAAGATAAAGGTCTATAAGCGTGATATTGAATACGACGACATTGTTTTCAAACCGATAGAATTTTTATTTGATTCATCACTTTTCATGTCAGATGGTTCATATGATAAACTTGAAGAAGATGATACTTTTACAGATATATTGTCTAGTCGCGCAATTTTATATGATTATAATTCTTCTGGATTAGTTGGAGAGTATACTGGAGAAACAATTTCCTCCATAGAGGAATATGAATCTCTTAACAATGTTGATCGTTTAAACTTAATTAGAAATCATATAACAAGTGATCTCTTAAAGCTTTATGTGGGATTGCTTTCTGGCATTGATCTAGATGAGCAAAATTTTGATGTGAATGCTAACATTTATTCCAAAGGTAGCAGTGGAAATACTGTTATCTCGTCAGTTATAGGTTCGCTTATAAAAAAACAGACCATAACAACCGAGGAAGAGTTGAGAGAGTTTGTTGCACAGAGAAATATCGTTAAAACAGCAGCGTCGGCCCCAATTATTAATGCTAAAAAATATTCAGGCTTAACTCTGAGTCCCAATCTTTTTGATCGAGTGTTTTGTGTTCCAATTGATCCTGATGATTTTGAAATAGATGTACCTTTAACTATTAAAACTGCGGGAGGTAGAAATGCCCTTTACCGCAATATGTTCCAGTCAAGAACAGAAACGATAAAAAATGCTGAGGGAATTAATGTCTTGAAGATGAAATCTAGAGATGCTGCTGAGGGTTATACTAGCATGTATGAGTATTTTATCGCTTTGGAGTCAGTTACATCATGACTGTTTCTTTTCCTAGCGAATTAATTACTTTTATCGACATACCTGAACCTAAAAATATCAGTGCAAAATTTGTTTATAATTTTTTTATGGCAGATGAATCTATTAATCCAAATGCAGATACTAGAAATAGTCGTTTAACGTCTAAGAGTTCGAAGAAAGGCAAATCAGACAAGCTAACCCTTAATGAGCGACAAAGACTTCCGAGATATATACAACTTAGTTTTTCTCCTGTCATTGTCTCGACAAACGTAAAGTCTAGAAATGAATTTCGAGCTGATTCAAAGCAGGGCAAAAAACTTCCTGAAATGATGATTGCTGATCATCTAAATAGCGTACAGACTGAATTGGGATTTAGTAATGGAAAATTTTCAGGAATTTCTTTACAAGATACAGATGTTGATCAGAAAATTTCAGATCTTTTTGAAGAATCTATTCAGGCGAATTCTAACACGACAGCAACAGAGAAAAGTAAACTAGGAAATCGAGCTACAACTCGCCTGGTTGATGGTGAGCTTTTAACAAGCCTGTTGAACAATGCAGAAAAAGGGATTGAAGCGATTGATGAAGAAACACGAGAAATTATTAATAATGATAGTTTTCAGTCTGTTCGATCGATGATGATTGGTGCTCAAATAAATAATAAATTTATTCATCGAATTATTCAATCTGCTGCTGATGATGCATCAAGTATTTTTTCAGATGAATTTGAATTGTTAGTCAATGATGCAGCTAAGATTCAACAAGAAGTTTTAGCTAGATCAAGTGCAACTCATTTAAATGAAGATGAGTTTGAGATAACTATTAATCCAATTAGACAGCGGCTATTTGACGCAGATGAATTTGATTCATCAACGAAAATTATTGGCTATTTGATTGATAAAACTGAAGTCTTAGAAGACGGATCAGTTGTAACTTTACCACCAATCGTAATTGAAAATCAGATGGCATCAAATTATGTAGACACTAATGTGAAGTATGGTGCAACTTATATCTATCAGATTCGAGCTGTTGCACAATGCGAAATTCAAGCAATTTCTGAAGAAACAGATGAGATAATTGCTTCTACATTGTTGGTTTCTTCTCGCCCTGGTGCCAGAGCTGTTGTTAAATGTATTGAAACACGACCTCCGCCGCCTCCAGTTGATATTGATATTCGATGGGATTATAAAAAACAAATGCCAATGGTAATGTGGAATTTTCCTCCAAACAGACAGCGAGATATTAAAAAGTTTCAGGTTTTTAAACGAGAACACATTGGAAAAAGTTTTGAACTATTAAAAATGTATGACTTTGATGATAGTTTGGTTCGTTTACCCTATACAGAACCTGTCCCAAGGGGCCTAGTACAACGATCACGGCAACCAATTCTATTATGTTATGATAGTTCATTTACAAAGTTTGATACAGCAATTTACTCTGTTTGTGCTTTAGATGCTAGAAACTATAGCTCTAATTATTCAATGCAAATTCAGGTAACATTTGACCATTTTAAAAATGAAATTATCAAAGAGGTTATTTCAACATCAGGTGCACCGAAAGCATATCCTAATATTTATCTAGAGTCAGATTTGTTTGTTGACACTGTCAGGGATTCTAACCATGATCGAGTGAGAATTATTTTTGATCCAGAATATTTAAGTCTAATTAACTCTGCAGGAGAAGATTTGGGCCTAATTGCAACAACTGACGACAAAAATAAAGGAAAATATCAACTTCAAATTTTAAATGTTGATCACCAAAAAAGTCAAAAGATTGATATTTTTATAGAAGACCTAAGATCAGAAGCTAAAACAGGTTCTGAGAAACAAAAGCGATCATCACAGCCTAATAAGAGAAGATAATTCTAGAATGGATAAAATAGACACTGACTGATATTAAGATTTTAATTTACTGTTTAAATGAACGGAAGATATAATTATAGCTGAAGGAGATTAAAAAGATGGGATTTCTTGATCACAGCACAAACAACATCATATTAGATGCTGTCTTAACTGACACTGGACGACAGTTTCTTGCCAGGAACGATGGATCCTTCTCTGTTGTAAAATTTTCATTTTCTGATGAGGAAATTGACTATGGAATCATATCCCAATATGGTAGAACAGTTGGAAAAGAGAAGCTTGAGAAAAACACACCTGTTTTAGAGGCGTTGACAAATGGAAATCAGGCACAAAAATATCTAATGACCAGTCTGTCAAATCCTTATCTTATCCGGCTTCCAAAGATTTCATTATCTGGTGACGGTGTTGAGGGAAATATTGTCTCGATGGGTAGAAATGCTAACACATCCAGAACTATAACACTTACGCAAGAGATTCAAAATGAAGATTCGATTGACGTAGAATTAAGAGATCAAGCTTTTGTTGTAAAATTAAACAGCTTATTTTTACAGATTCAAGGCAGCTCTCCAGATGATATTGACTCAAATAATACTGCGTCATATCTTCTAGTGAAAAGTGGTGAGGCAACCTCTGCGGGAGGATCTAAGCTAACCATGACAATTCAGATCAAATCACTTAGTGACAGTCATTTTACAACTTACGGAACTGCGTCAAATAAAAACCTAATTCGAACGTATGTGAGAGTGTCCGGAATTCAGTCAGGTGCTGTCAAGGAATTTGAGATACAGATTACACAATAATCGAATTATGAGGAAGATAAGTTAGATGGCTACATTTAAAGAACTTTCAGCAGCTGATATTAAGACCACACGGTCTTTTTTAAGTCAGTTAGTTGATGTGATCCAGGAGGATATTTCTGGATCAACTACACGAAAGAAATATCAAGTCTTTGTAACAGGCGGTGTGGGACCAGGTGTAACTTCATCTCTATTTCACACAGTTTATGATCAGGACTTCTCACTCCAGACTGCAAACCCAATTTTTGATTTAACATTTGGTTTTTATCATTCTAGCTCTTGGGTATTATCGGCGTCTACAGGGGAAGATGCAGCTGGAAAGCTACTTTTCCCATCCCAAACGTTGATGATGAGAGAGAAGGTGAACATCTACAAGCAGTATGCACAGATTTTATTAGGTGACGCTGCAGCTCAATTCGCTGCTCCCTTTAATTCATCTACTTCTACTGATTTAATCGGGGCAGGTCTTTTTCTCTCTTTTAAACGACTGTTTCATCGAGACTCTATGAAACGAGAGACGTTTGCGATGAAGTTCTATCAGTCTGGAACTAAGGCAACAGAGGGCGCAACGAGCCCAGGCTATAATTTAAATCAAACTTCAGAATCAGGTTCTGCAGTTTATACAGATATTGGTGCAGCTGGTGCTAAAGAAGTGGCCAAGGGAGGCGGCGTTGGAAATATTGTTGACTCTTCCAACACCTCAAGAAATGTAGGCCTGATCTTCTATGACAGGGGTATGTGTGTCTTTGATCTAAATAAAATTCTTTCTGCATCACAGCATGTTTCAGGAGTAATTGATGCACTGGATAACACTACGTTTGCAGGAACTGCAAAGGGTAAGACTGTTGTGGGCGCCGAAGACGCTGCACCGTATCGATCAAACTCTAAGGCTAAGTTTATTCCTGATTTTGTTGTGTCGGCATCGATGGACAATATCTTAGATCATATCTCTTCTACTAGGTTTGGATCGGGATCATTAACAGCAATGACCTTTCAGAATAATACAAATATTAATTCAACTCTAGTCTTTTGTCGAGCAACTGCAGATGAGTTCAATTATTCGACTAATCCAACATTTACAGATGTAAATGATCGAATTGTTGTTGTTGATGATGGGCAGGAAGAGATCCAGCGAACGTTTACATTTGTAACCACTGTGGGTCTATATGATGCTAATAACAACCTCTTGGCTGTCGCAAAGCTTTCAAGGCCTGTGGAGAAGAACGATGAGAAAGATCTAACGGTCCGCGTTCGTCTTGATTTCTAATTCCTTCTTGCGCTTTCACATACTTAAGAATGCGCTTTAATGTTAACAAGGAATACAGGGTGTAATGGCGTTTATCAAACTAGGAAAAGATCACTTTGAGCAGTTCACGATCGTCACGTATCCTAAGCGGACGTTCACATCAGCTTCAAATGAGTCGCTTGTCATGGTTGCAGGTGTCACCGGATCTGTCCCGCTCTTTGCTCGAAGGAGCAAAATTGAGAAAGAACCGAGACCTCTAGGTGCTTTTCAGGATTCAGTCGCTAATGATCAGGATCTGGAAATATATCGTCTATCGGCTAGATCAGCAGCCCTCAAGGCTACCCCTGGTACAGTAAAAATTTCTTTTGGTGGCTCTGTTCCCGATCAAGAGGGCGTGACAATTTATTCCACGCCCGATGATGACGGAATTTCTATCACGGGCAGTTTTGAGTGGGATACCGACAGTAGCTATCGAGATGGGAGTATTCCGGTTGTCGCAGCTGGAGGTTCTGCGGCCCAAGCTGCGACAGCTTTTGTGACAGCTTTAAGAGCATCAAACGTTGAGATTGATGCTGAGATTGATGGAAACGGTTATCTTGTCACACTGACGCAACAGCGACCCGGTGCCCTGGGTAATACATTCATTTCACAGTCATCTGGTTTTAATTCTGTTACCACAATTACAGACGCCGGTCTCGTGGCAACAGAACATTTTGGTGGGGGATCAGATATTGGTAGCTTTATCGGTCCAATGAATGACTACATCCGAATGGTACACAGTCAGTCTGTTTCAGCTAAGAAGGAGAAGAAGTTAGAGATTATACGATTTGAACCGTCATTCACTTATACTAGGAGTTCAGGAATTAAAAGCTCAGTTCGTAAGGTGATGATGCCGTATTATCGATCTGTCTACTCTGGAATGGATTATGGCTACACAAACTATAATTCCCTTAACTTTTTTACTGGAACCCTGATTCCAACCTCTTCAGCGCTGATCTATCCTAATGCCTATACTGGAAGCACCGGAGTGGGATCTTACACACCCACTGGATCATTTACATTTGACTTTTTTATCAACCCTAGATACACCACTGAGGCGGCAGGAAAGTCTTATCGGCCCGGCGGAATCTTTCATCTTTCATCCACATACGCTATTTCTCTAACCACGGGAAGCAGTGTTGATATTAACGGCCGCCCTGATGGTTTTAGACTGATCTTACAGGTAACTCATAGTGCTGATCTACCTCCTTCACAAATTGCCTATACGTCGAACATTAATACAGGAACTAAGCGCTATCGATCTCATGAGACAGGGTCAGCACCTTACAACTATGTTTTCTTATCTGATGATAATGCCCTAAAGAGGAATCACTGGCATCATGTTGCGATAAGATGGGGGTCAAGTCAGATTAATCAAGGAACTGGATCATTTATGATTGACGGTGTTGAGAGGGGAACATTTATTTTACCACTGACGACAATCGCGCAACCAAATTATTCGTCAGATTCGCCAAGGATTGCAGATCCCCAAGCGCTATTTATTGGAAATTATTATGATGGTTTTAATGCAGGCAGCAATCTTATTGAGCAGTTTTTTAATACAACTGTTGCGGGAAACGAGGGACTCTCTTCAATAGGAACAGCAACATCTGATCCGACAGACAGTGGGGGTGGAGCAGTAGATAGTTTGATTAATCATCCTTTAAATGCTGAACTACATGAGTTGAAGATCTTTGATCACTATCGAACAGATGACCAGGTGTTATCTTCCTCAGTTGAGGGTCCTGATGACACTAAGGGAATGCTCTTTTACCTGCCGCCTTTCTTTGTGAAGGAGAGTAGATCAAGAGAGGTGCCAATCTCTCCCTTTCAGACAACCACATCCACTACAGACGATCCATTCAATGTGTCACTATCGTTTGGAACAGGTGGTCATCTGATTAATACAGAAAATTTCCTTCGAGATTTTGTGACAAAAGAGTATCCAAGATTATATCAGTTAACAGCTTCGATGATCACCTACACGACCAGTGAGAACTTAGAGACAAATGAGTATCTCTACGCTTCAGGTTCTGTTCGAGCGAGAAACTTACTTCTTTTACCCTGTGACAACGGAAAGTTCTCTCCAAACTTTGATTTGTTAATATCAGGAACTAAGACCCTAATTCCCACAACAGGTTCAATGATGTCTAAGTTTGTCACAGATAATGGTGCACTGGATCTTAGCTTTATTACGTTGAATGACCTAATTCCGACAGGTTCGTTTAGAAAGTCAATCACTCAAGACTCGGGTTCTCTTGCTGGATCAGTGATGGGAGGATCTCCCGAATCTCCAGGTGTGGCATCGGGAGATGTGTTATCTGTCTTTCAGAGAACTGGTGACAACTCATCAAATGAGATTACATTTTTTGACATCTCTAACATGTATTACGGAAAGAGAATTAAGCCTGGGACCTTGACGATAAAAGATCCAGCCGTGACAGGATCCAATGGGCATGTTTCGATTATCTTAAAAGATGATGGGGGAGGAATGATTTATCGGGCTGATACCTTATCTGAACAGGCAAAATGGAATAATATTGGAAACGTCTTTTACAGTGAAGGGGTTGTATTACTTAAAACACCTCATCTCCCAAGATTTGGAAAAGATCAGTTTGAGATCAGCTTTCAAGGCGAGCAAGATATTCATGTCATGACTGTTAACGTTCCTTGTCCGAAGGGAATGATAAATTCTTCTTCAAACCCAGCATATCAGATTGTTTCAGCCACATTAGACGCAAATGATTCTGATAGTGAGTTTGTTTACATTACTGGAATTAACTTTCACGACGATAACTTTAATATTATAGCAAGAACATCATTAGCACAGCCAATTTTAAAAAGAGCTTCTGATAAATATCTTTTTAAGACAAAGATTGATTTTTAATGTCACTAATTCTTGGACTTGACGTATCAACATCATGTACGGGATGGTCTGTGTTAAACTCTGAGGGTAGTCTAATTGACATAGGATATATACGGTTGGATAAGCTTCGGGATCTATTCAGCAAGGCTCAGGAGGTCTCTAATGTTATCTCTGAACTTTATGTCAAACATGACATACATAGTATTTTTATTGAGGAAAATCTTCAGTCTTTTAGAACGGGTTTTTCTTCTGCAAAAACTTTGTCAACGCTAGCCAGATTTAACGGAATAGTATCTTATGTTGCTTATCAGGCGACTGATATCAAACCCCAGATGCTAAATGTAAATGCTGCTAGAAGGTCTGTTGGTTTAAAGATCGATAGAAAATCTGATGATTCAACTAAAGAACAGGTTTTAAGTTGGGTTTCTGAAGAGATTTCTAATACAGACCATCAGTGGCCCGTTAAAATATTAAAGTCAGGTCCAAGAAAAGGACAGACAATTTTAAATCCTGCTTGTTATGATATGGCTGATGCTTTTGTAATTGCCAGAGCAGGAATATTAATGAGTTAGCTTTTGCTTTAATGTATACGCTGCGTGAAAAAATAAATTTTATCCAAAAAACATTTGGAACCTGCATTATTTCTCGTGATGGAATTAATGTTGCTGTTAACTGTCCTGCTTGTTCGGGAGGAAGCGACCAAAAGAAAAAACTGTCAATAAATGCAAAGACAGATCAGTGTCATTGTTGGGTATGCGGCTTTAAGTCAAAATCTCTTTTTCCTATACTTAAAAAATATTTTCCATCGTCTATTGGCGAATATGAAAAGAAATTTAAATCAAAAAAGATTGGAAAATATTTTAGTGAAACTAATGAGATGGCTGAAGTTGATACTGAGATTCACCTTCCAAAGGATTTTGTCTTTTTGGCAGGTATGAGACATCAGGATCCTGATGTTAGAGACTGTATTCGGTATATCAAATCTAGAGGATTAACTGATAGAGATATGTGGTATTTTAAGCTTGGAACGTGTAAAAGCGGTAGATATCGAAGGCGTGTCATTATTCCTTCTTTTAATAAGCATGGAAGGCTTAATTATTTTACTGCAAGATCAATTGACTCTGATGTCAATAGAAAGTATATTAATGCAAGGGTTAAAAGCGCTGATATTATTTTTAATGAAATCAATGTTGATTGGAGTAAAGAGATAACTTTAGTTGAAGGACCTTTTGATTTAACTAAATGTAATGATAATGCTACATGTATTTTAGGGTCGCAGCTTTCAGAAAAGACCCTGATTTTTAAAGAAATTATTGGCAATCAAACTCCTGTTTTACTTGCATTAGATTCTGACATGAAGGATAAAACACAAAAATATGCCAAACTACTTCGCAGTTACGGAGTTGAATCAAGAATTTTAGACTTGGGCAGGTTTTCTGACGTGGGGGAAATGTCTAAATCTGATTTTTTAAAAAAGCGTGATCAAGCCATCGCATGGAAGGCAACAGATCGAATCTACCATTTAATCGATTCGATAAATACTGGAACTATAATTTAAGCTATTGGGGTAGCAAAGAATGAGTCGTGTCTCATTTATGAGAGCTAAGCGTCTAGGTACTTTAGAAGACGTTTTTTTAAGTCACAATCCAAAAGATTTAATTTACCAGGAAAAAATACCTGGAATTTGTGGAATTGCGATAAAAGAAGATAATAATACAAAAATGTTTTCACGCTTAGGAAATGAACTCTTAAGACATTGTGATCACATTAACGAGTCTTTAAATCATGTTTTAAAAAATAATTCTATTGTTATTGGTGTATTAAAGAACACAGAGGATTTATATCAATATCACATTTATGATATTTTGAGATTAGACGGAAATGATCTTCGAGACAGTCCGTGGACTGATAGAAATAAGATAATTTTAGAGATGCACGGAAGGGCTAAAAATATAGAAGTTATTAAAAGTTTTGATTTTTCTAAGGGCCAAAATGAAATAAGCTTTCCCATTATTTTAAAGCCAAAGAACTCTCTTTATCTAAAAGATTCTGGATTTAAGTCAAGAGAAAATTTTGGAAGCTGGTTAATTTTCTATCCCCAGGGTGCAAATGATCATCAAGATGTGATTATTAGTCAGTATTACCAGCTGACAGGAGAAAATAGAATAGCATTTAAGTGCTTTCAACATAGAAATGGAAAAATGACCGAGGTGGGAAGGTTAAAAATTGATGACAAGGCATTTGAAAGAAAAATAAAATCACAAATTAAAAAGGGAAAAAGAGCTGTTGCAACTGTTTCAATGCCAGATATTTTTAAAAATACAAGGAAACCCTGGCTGACCTGGGTAAAATATCGATCTGACAAGCCTTTTAGGTCTGTGCGAATTTTATCTGAGCTGATGCTTGAGTCGATTATTGTTGTCAGGATGAATCGAGAAGGTCCAAAAGCTAACAATATTGAGGTAATAATAAAATGATAATTAATAACTTGAACATAATTACTGACGCTGGGTAATTTTATTTGAATGATCAAAAAAAGCGCTAGGATTTTACACCTTGCTGACATTCATTTTAGGGGCTTAACACGCCACGATGAGTACAAAGAATCATTTACTGAATTCTTTGAGATAGCAAGACGACTAAGACCCGATTTGATTTATATCGGTGGGGATATTGTGCATTCTAAAACTCAGGGAATTTCACCTGAGTTAATTGATATTCTCAACTGGTGGTTTACAGGTTTAGCTGAAATTGCCCCAACTCATATTATTCTTGGAAATCATGATGGACTCATTTTAAATAAGCACAGACAAGATGCAATAAGCCCAATTATTACCGCTCTCAATAATGATCGGTTACACCTCTATAAACAGTCAGGAACCTATCCGACAGGGATTCCTGGAATTAATTGGTGTGTTTTTTCTTGTTTTGATGAGTTAGGTTGGGAGTCTGTTCTTCCAGTTGACAATGAAGTGAATATTGCGCTGTTTCACGGAGGTGTCTTAGGTTCAAAAACAGATTCTGACTGGTCAATTGAAGGAGAGGCAACAGTTGATTTTTTTGATAAGTTTGATTTTGCTCTCTTGGGTGATATTCATACTTGTCAATTTTTAAATGAAGATAAAACGATTGCTTACTGTGGTTCTTCAATACAACAAAATTATGGAGAATCACCCGGAAAAGGATTTCTCTGCTGGGACATTCGAGGAAAAGATAACTTTAATGTAGAGTTTCATCAGATTCCTCACTACAAGCCGTTTGTTACTATAGATTGGAAAGGAACTGTTAAGAAGACAATATCTACAGCCAATAAAATACCTGATGGTTCAAGATTTAGAGTCAGATCAAATACAGCAATTCCTCAATCTGATATTATTCATCTTCACTCTGAATTAAAACACATAAAAAATGCATCTGAGATTGTTTATAAAATTGATGATGATCTTGATGCGGGAAAAATCAAAGTTGATCGAACAGGTGCATTCAATGAAGATTTAAGAGATTTTAATACTCATGTAAGTCTTTTTAAAAGCTATTATGAGAATGCTAGTTTGAGTGACGAGGAATGGACTAAGCTAGAAGAGTTAATTAGATTATATTTGTCTCAAACCTCAAAGTCTGATGATATTTCTAGAAATACTAAGTGGACTATTAAGAATGTATCATTTGACAATACGTTTGCTTTTGGAAAAAATAATCAAATTGATTTTAATACACTAAGAGGAATTACTGGAATATTTGGGCCAAATAGATGCGGAAAATCTTCTATTGTTGGAACTATAATGTATTGTCTTTACAATACTACAGATAGGGGTCCGATTAAAAATCTTCACATTATTAACACAAGAAAAGGTCATTGCAAGGCCGCAGTTGATTTAATGATCAATGGAAAAAATTATCGGCTTGAAAGGCAATCGGTAAAACACGAAAATCGTCGAGGCCAGGTTAATGCCACAACTCACTTAAACTTTTTTCAAATCAACGAGAATGGTGAGATCATTAGAGATCTTACTGAAGAGCAAAGAAGAGAGACAGAAAAAGTTGTTAGAAGAAAGATTGGAACGTCTGAAGATTTTTTAATGACTTCGCTTGCCTCACAAGGAGAAATGAACACGTTTATAAAAGAACGTGCGACTTCTAGAAAGCTAATTTTAACAAAGTTTTTAGATCTAAATGTATTTGAAAAAATGTCTCAACTTGCCAAGGATGAATCAGCAGCGATTAAAGCCCAGATGTCAAATGTTCCTGATAGAGAGTGGGATGTAATTATTTTTGATTTAAAAAATAAAACAGCTGAGAAAAGGGATGAGATTAAAAAGTACGAGCGTGACATTAATCAAAAGCGCCTTCACTATCACAATTTACAGCTAGAGATTGCCAAGCACACTAATGATGATGTGATTACACCTGATGACGTTATTCGACAACGAGAAACATTAGAAAATCTTGTTGAAAATGTTAAAGAAACTAATAAGTCAATTAAGAAGTCAAAGAAAAAATTAGATGAGATTGGGGATAAGATTAAAAAAATTGAAATATTCAAGTCCCAATTTCCCATTGAAGAGCTTCGAGAAAAGATTCAATCACAACAGAGTCTTGAGAAATTTTTAATTAAGATAAGATCAGATTATGAGAGAGAGCTAGCGCTTCTTAAAAATCAAGAACGATCAATTAAAAAGTTAGAGGGAATTCCTTGTGGTGATTCATTTCCAACATGTCGATTTATTAAAGATTCGCATGAGAACAAGGGTTTAGTATCTGATCAAAAAGAGTCCGTATTAAAGCTGCTAGATGAGACAGGCGCGGCGCAGAGAGCAATAGAAAATCTTCAAAAAGAAAAGCTAGGAGAAAAGGTTCGAAGATATGATGATATCTTAAAAAAAGAGTCTGATCAGAGAATTCTTTTGTCAGAAGAGGGACTGCATCAACATAACCTTCAATCAAGATTGACGACTTTAAAGAGCCAAACCGTAGATGCAAAAGCTGGTTTAAGAGACATGCAGGCAAGAGTTACTAGCGAAAATATTGATGACAATGTTCAGATGATTAAGAATGAAATGATCTTATTGAACAGTGAGATTAATGAGTTGGATGCACAAAGAATTTCTACTGCACAGACAGTTGGAAAACTTGAAAGTGATCTAAAGATGACTAGACAGGAAAAGAATAAATTTTTAGAGCTTAAGACGAAGTGGAAGGTTTATAATTTATTTTTGCAGGCTGTTTCTAAAAAAGGAATACCTTTACAGATTATCATGACACAGCTTCCAGTTATCAATGCTGAGATTTCAAAGATTCTACAAAATACTGTTGGTTTTACTGTTGAGCTTGAAGCTGATGCAAACTCTAATGCGATGGATATCTATATTAATTACGGTGATTCAAGGAGAGTAATAGAGCTTGCGTCTGGAATGGAGAAGATGCTTTCTTCCCTAGCGATTAGAGTTGCTTTGATTAATATTTCTTCACTGCCCAAGACTAATATGCTAGTTATTGATGAGGGCTTTGGAACGCTTGATGAGATGAATGTTGAAGCATGTAATCGACTGTTAGAATCACTAAAGCGATGGTTTAAAAATATTTTAATTATTTCTCACGTAGATGCTGTTAAAGATGTGGTTGATAATGTCATTGATATCAATCGCAGAGGCAAGGACTCTCACGTCAAAAGCTAGCTTTTTTAAAGGCTTTAAATAAAAGATTTTGATATATAGTGGTAGGCCCGAACCCTTTAATCAGCTGACCCCGCCAGCGGTTCGGAACCATGCGGACAAAGGGAGACTAAGATTATGCCAAAGGTAACAATGTCAGATGCTAAAGGCTTGACCCAAAAGAAGGGGTCGGGTGTAGAAATTAAGAGCAGTGATGTAACGATTCGTAGCACATTAACTGTTTCGGGTACAGTAAATAAGATGCACGTGGCGCTTACAGCTGTGTCTTGTTCAAGCGCAACAAAGATCAACCATTCAGGATTCTATCCACTTTCAGGTGGTGCAGCTTTTACTGTAACACTTCCAAAGGCAAGTGCAATGGGAGGTGGTGCATTAACCTTTAGAAATGTTTCAGCGCACGCTTTCATCCTAACTGGTTCTCAGGAGGCAAATGGACATCAGGTGATTTCAGGGCCGGTATACTCTGCAGCAGGCTTATCATCAGTTGACCAGGGTTCAAAATTGACCTTTCCGGCCGTTGCTAACACTTCGGTACACATGGTCTCTGATGGGTTCAATTGGCTTGTCTTAAACTGTTCAGGAACCATGACTTACGCAGGAACCTAAGATTTAAAATCTGTTAATTTTTATTTTATAGCAGGACCCACATCGTGGGTCCTGTTTTATTTTATACGTCATTTTATTTATAATTTTAATATGACCTGGAAACAGTTAAGCAGAGATCGAAAAACTAAGCGGTCCTCTAGGGGATTTGATATTATAGCGCCTTGTTCGTTGCGCCCTAGCGTTCCAATTTTTTGTCCAGTCTGTAAATTTTTAATGTCTAGCTTTAGTGATACTCACCACTATCAAAAATATCAATGTTGTTTTAAGTGTGCTTTAAAGTGGGCAGAATCGAATAGGATAAAATGGATAGAAGAAAGGTGGCGACCATCAAAAGATGAGATTTCTATAGAGATTTCTAAGAGATTAAAGCGACCGTTAAACATAACGTTTTGAGTTTAGAACATAATTATAAGTGCTTATTGGGAGAGAGATATAATGCTATCAATTCAAGAAACCAATGTTTTGGGACAAATATTTGATGATACGTGGGGAAGATCTACTACAAATGCAACTAATAGATCACCAACGCATATCGTTAAGTGCAGACTGGTTGGAGAAAATCGAGTGACAGTTGACTATACGTGTGTTGTGACTTTTGCATCAGAATTTGGCTTAAGAGAACAAAAAGCTGCATTTGAAAATGAATCTGTTCAAGTGACTAAAGATGCTATTAAGAGAATGAAGTCTAAGTTTAAAGAAAATGCTGGTCGTTCTTTAAAGGTTAAAGAGTTAAGCACTAATGATAGTATTGAGATTATTAATACATCTCCACACAATCCGAGAAAAACAGCGTATTATCGTCGAAAGTCAATTTTGGAAGTTTCTTGAAATGTCATCTTTGTCGAAAAAGCGACAGGTAGAAGAGATTATTAAGTGCGGAAAGAATCCGCAGTACTTCTTTAACAAATATGTTAAGATTCAGCATCCCACTAGAGGTCTTATTCCGTTTAATACCTACGATTTTCAAAATGACTGTGTCCAAGATTTTTTAGATAATAGGTTTAATGTTGTTGTAAAGGCACGACAGCTGGGAATGTCAACACTAACAGCTGCGTATGCAACTTGGTTGGTATTATATCAAAGAGATAAAAATGTTCTTATCATTGCAACAAAGCTTGCTGTTGCACAAAATTTTATTAAAAAGGTTAAGGTTTTAATTAAGAATCTTCCAAAGTGGTTAGTTCTACCAAATGTGGTGGCCAACAACAAGCAGATGATTGAATTTGATCATGGCTCAACAATAAAAGCAATTCCTACTTCTGATGATGCCGGACGCTCAGAAGCTCTGTCTCTTTTGATTGTTGATGAGGCTGCATTCGTTCGTAACTTTGATGAGCTTTGGATGGGCCTATATCCCACACTGTCCACAGGTGGTCGAGCTGTAATTTTATCTACACCAAACGGTGTTGGTGGACAGTATCACAAACTTTATACAGATGCAGAACAAGGTCAAAACGAGTTTAATGCAATTAACTTGCCATGGTCTGTTCATCCAGAGAGAGATGAATCGTGGTTTGAGAAAGAGACAAAAAATATGTCTCCAAGGCAGATTGCACAAGAGCTGATGTGCGATTTTGCCACATCTGGTGACACCTTTTTATCTAATCAAGATATTGCCTGGGTCAACAATTTAATTAAGTCACCAAAATTTAGAGAGGGCCCAGAGAGAAATGTGTGGATTTGGGAAACATCATTAACTGAACATCAGTACATTATTTCAGCTGATGTTGCGAGAGGAGATGGAAAAGACTTTTCTACATTTCATATTATTGATACCAATACTGCTGAAATTGTAGCTGAGTATAAGGGGAAAATACCGCCCGATAGATTTGGTGATCTTTTAAATGAATGGGGATTAAAATATAATAATGCCGTAATGATTCCTGAAAATAATTCTTTTGGATATGCAACGATACTAAAATTAAAAGAGTTAAAGTATCCCAGGCTTTATTATCGACAGAGAAAAGGTGTTTATTTGGGTGGCTTCATTCCTGAACATGACACAGAAAAGGCAGGATTTGATACACAGCGAAAATCAAGAACACAAATTTTGACAAAACTTGAAGAAGTTTTAAGAAACAAAATGGTCAAGATTTATTCTTCTCGGACGTATGATGAGCTAAAAACCTTTATTTGGAAAGGGAATAAGCCTCAAGCGATGAAAGGTTATAATGATGATTTGGTGATTAGCTTGGCAATTGGAATGTGGCTTTATGATACATCTCCCGAGTATAATAAAGATGCTATGAAAATTAACGCTGAAATGTTAAAGGCAATGAGTTTTACTCGAAGCCAATATGATGATAAAAATATGACGGGTCACATAACTGACAATTTGAATCCTTTTGTGCCCATTATAGCCTCGGAAGATATGTTTGACAAAGAAGTAGATAAAAGAAGGGATTCAAAAAAGATACCAGCCGATTTTAAGTGGCTGTTGTAACCCATAAATACAGACGTTTAATACAGATGTGAAGGGATCATGGCTAATAACGACGAAAAACTTTTTAAGAAATTAACACAGCTTTTTAGAAGCGGCCCAATAATAAACAGGAAGGTAAAGCCTTACAAGACTAAGTCTAAGAGTACTGCTTTTGACGTGTTTAAGCGGGCTCAGAGTGGTGTATACAGCCATGCAATGTCTGCATATGGTTCATATGACAGAATGGCAAGATATTCTGACTTTAGCGAGATGGAATACACTCCTGAGATTTCTAGCGCTTTGGACATTTATTCTGAAGAGACAGTTTCTGCTGATGAGGAAGGAAAGGTTCTCCATATTCATTCAGAAAATCCTAAGATTCAGTCTCTTTTAGACGAGATGTTTTATGATATTTTAAATGTTGAATTCAATTTAACTTCTTGGGTCAGAAGCCTTTGTAAATATGGCGACTTCTTTTTGTTTAATGATGTTGATCCTGATGTGGGTGTGATAAATGTTTATCCCATTCCAGTTAACGAAGTTGAGAGAGAAGAAGGATTTGATCCAGAAGATCCCATGGCAGTTCGTTATCGATGGGTAACACAGGGAAATCAAGTCCTTGAAAATTGGCAAATGACCCATATTAGACTTTTGGGAAATGATGCATTTTTACCGTATGGATCTTCTATTTTAGAGGCAGCTAGAAGAATTTGGAGACAGTTAATTCTTATTGAAGATGCTATGCTAGTTTATAGGGTGATTCGATCTCCAGAGAGAAGGGTATTTTATATTGATGTAGGAAATGTGCCCTCTGAAGAGGTTGGAAATTATATGGAGCAGGTCCAGACAATTTTAAAGAGAAGTCAGGTTGTTGATAAAACAACTGGGCGCGTTGATCTTCGCTATAATCCGCTAAGTGTTGATGAGGATTATTTTCTTCCCGTTAGAGGCGGAGAGTCAGGAACAAGAATTGATACACTTGCTGGAGGCACCAATACTGGCGATGTAGATGATGTGGAATATATTCAGAAAAAGCTTTTTGCTGCCCTGAAGGTTCCAAAGGCTTATTTGGGCTATGATGAAATGCTTTCATCTAAGGCAACATTGGCGCAAGAAGATATTCGATTTTCAAGAACGATTGCAAAGATTCAAAGAACTGTAATCTCTGAGTTAAATAAACTAGCTGTTGTTCACCTATACGTTAGTGGATATCGTGGAGATGATCTTATTGATTTTGAACTAAGGCTTTCAAATCCAAGCACAATTGCTCAGCAGCAAAAGTTAGAATTAATTCGAAGCAAATTTGAGATTGCAGGGGGAGCGCCTGAGGGTCTTGTTGATCGGGCTTGGCTTCGAAAGAATATTATGAAGTTTACTGACAAGGAGATTGAAGATCTTGATCTTGGTCGTCTAATGGACAAGGAAAATGACCTCAAGGTTGAGGCAGTTAAATTGCCAGCAGCTGAAGAGGAAGGTGCTGAAGGAGAGTTTGGTGCTGAAGAAGAGGGCGGACTATTCGGTGGCGGTGAAGAAGCTGGCGGTGAGGCTGGCGGTGAGGCTGGCGGTGAAGAAGAAGCAGGAGGGGAGGAAGAAGGTGGGCTATTTGCAGCACACATTAAAAATCCGTCTAAACAAGGAATAATTGCCGACAATGATGATAACGATGAGGGAGAATCTGAAGAAGATGAAGAAGAGTTTATGATAGATCTAGAATTGATAAAACCTTCAGAAAAAGTATCTGGCCAAAAGAAAGCCCGAAAAGGAATGAAAAGAAGTATCACTCACATGCCTGATTTAGCAGATATGTCAAATCCCTTTAAGGATAAACAAGGTGCGATGTTTGATCCCACTGGAATGAAAAGGTTCTCTAGAAATTCCCCAGACAAAGAGCTGTGGAATGCTGGAAAGCTCGACGACGGGGTAAAACCAAATTCGAATAAGACAGATGTTTTATCTGAGCTTTGGGATGACAAGATTCGCCAGACTGTTAAGATGGACTCTGAGATGCAGTCAATCCTAAAAAACCTTGGAAATAAGATAGGTAATACAGACACTAATATTTTAACAGAGACCGAGCTTTTTACTGGTGATCTAGAGGAAGATAAGGATGCCTAAAACACACAACAAAAAGAGAAATGTCGGTGTGATCTATGAGCTTTTAGTTTGTCATATTTCAAAGTGTTTAGTTGAAAATGATAAAAAGCGAAGCAAAGCAGCTATAAAGATTCTTAAGAAGCACTTTCAACCAGATACAGAACTATATAAAGAATTTCGATTGTTTAGCGCGCTTGCCAGAGCGACTGTTAGCTCTTCTGGGGTTGCATCTTCAATTTTATCTGAGGCTAAGCAAGCTGCAAGATCTTGCAACATTAAGAAGCTTGACAAGGAAAAGTCTGCGCTAATTCGTGATATCAATTATCAGGTAAATGATTCAGAATTTTACCAACATAGAATTAGTGAATATCGAATTTATGCAACTATTCAGACTCTTTTAAATGACTGGAGATCTGGAATGAATGCTGATTTACGACGGGTTGCCGACTATGAGGATAAGATTTCTAAGTGGCTGATAACTGACAAGGAAAAGGTAAATCTTTTTGAAGATGGGCAACCTCAAGTAGATGACCTAGTCATAAAAATAATGATGGAAAAATTAAATAAGAAGTTTAACCATTCTCTTAGCACCGATCAAAAGGAAATTGTGCAACACTTTGTTTTTAGCGGTGAAGATAAAAGCGGGATTCTTCGTGAAAGATTAGAGGCCTTAAAGGCAAATACACTGCTTAGCCTGAGAGGGTATGCAGATGATTGTGATAATCAAACTTTAATTGAAAAGATTGATGATGTTAAAAATAGAATCTCAAAGGAGACACTTGAGGTTATTGATGAGTCGACAATTAAAAGATTTTTAGTTTTGTCTCAACTTAAAAATGAACTGGAGGCAGAAAAATGAGTGAAAAGCTTCATTTATTAACTGAGTTTGCTCAATTTGACTATAATGCTGACATGATCAAGGAATCTCGTGAAAAGAACGGGGGAAAGGTCATTCTCAAGGGAGTCTTACAAAAAGCAGAAACCGTCAATCAGAACGGTCGTGTATACCCTCTTCCAATTCTTGAAAGAGAAGTTACTAATTATCAGAAGTTTATTCGAGAAAATCGAGCGCTAGGTGAGTGTGATCACCCAGAATCATCTGTTGTTGAGCTAAAGAATGTATCTCATATTATTAGGGAAGCTTATCTTGAAGGGAACGTTGTTCACGGAACTGTTGAGCTTCTTGACACTCCCTGTGGAAAATTATTGCAGAGCTTAGTTGAGTCAAATGTCAAGTTAGGAATTTCATCGCGAGGCGTAGGATCAACAAAGAGAGACGGAGAGTACCAGGTTGTTCAGGATGATTTTCAACTGATCTGCTGGGACTTTGTTTCAGAGCCTTCAACACCCGGGGCGTTTGTAATGAGAGAGGGACGCGAAGGAAGGGAAATTCTTGTGGATAAGACAGATTTAGATCAATACTTTAACAAGACAGATCGCCTTGATAGAATTTTTAATGATATTTTGAGGTGGGAGGAAGACAGCGATGGCGCTTAAACATGTAAGATCAGCAGGCGCAAATGACGTAGCCTCGTATCAATTGGCAGGTGTGCCTTATGTAACTTCTTCGTTAGGAAATGAGGTAACTGCAACGGCAGTTTGTCATAAATTTCCACGGGTGACACGTTGGGTTGTTATTCACAATCTTTCAACAAGCCCGATGAGAGTAGGTTTTACTAAACACGGTGTTGATGCATCTGTTACAGCAAATTATCTTGTGCTTTCAGGTAATCAAACAACTGATCGATTAGAGCTGAGATGTAAAGAGATGTGGTTCCGACGTGCGGGATCAGTAAATTGTGGCTTTAGCATTATTGCAGGATTAACGGGAATCTATACAGATCAATTCCCAGTTTTGACTGGCTCTAGCAACTTCAAGGGCGTGGGATAAAAATAGGCTGAAAAATGGCAAAATTGACGAGAACTGATCTTAAAGAAATTGTTAAGGAGTGCTTAATCGAGATTCTTGATGAAGGAATTCGAGGTTCTGTACCCAGTGAACCTCAGGCGATGAGATACGCTGTTAATGAGGGTTCATCGAGAAAAAATTCTCAAAGAAAGCGATCACGAATCAAAAATGCTCATCCTTCTCTTGACTCAATTTCTTATGGTACGCAAAAGTCACGAAATAGTCGTCAAGTAAATGAACAGTTTGATACCGCTGTTAATAATGTGACAAGTGCATTAACAGATGATCCTATCATGGCAGAGTTGTTTAAAGATACAGCGAGGACGACTTTGCAGGAACAGCTGTCGTCTGAGGGTGCGTCGCCAATGGTAGCCACAGCGATGCAACAAAAGCAAGGGTTAGATCATGCTGCAAGAACCATAGCAGATACTGATGATATTTCAGGGTTATTTGGAAATGCGGGAAAATGGGCTGACCTAGCTTTTGCGTCGCCTATCGATGCTTCTAAGAAAATTATTTAAAGAAAAAGATCGATAATTTAATATTGATTTGAAAATGTTTCCATAAAAGAATAATTATTTTTGTATTCTACTTTTGTGGAGGAAAGTCAAGTGAAGAAACAGCGACAGAGAAGACGAAGTTCTAATAAGATAACATCTAAAACATTGAAGAAAATTATTCTTGAGGAGAAGAAGCGCTTAGAAGAAGAGCGAAGAACTAAACGCAAGAAGGTTAGCAAGATGACGCCGGGAAAATTAAGACAAATTGTTCTTTCTGAAAAGAGGCGAATTGAAGAAGCAAAGCAAAAAAGTCTAGCGGGCGAGCCTAAGGAAGTTGACGCTGATGATCTTGCAGGAACATTAGAAAAAGACCTAGACTGGATGAAGTCCCTCAAGATAAAGGAAGGGCAGCTTAGCAAGGCACTTGATGAGATAAAAGAGAAGAAGGTAAATCTTCGGAAGAGAATACTTAAGAATCTATAGGAGATTTAAAAAATGCCATCACATAAGCAAACAACAGTAGAGCCGGTAACTACAGAACGTTCAATGGGAAGTTCTTCCACAGCTGACTTACAGTCTGCGTATCCTACCTCTCCAATTCACGCTGGTGAGCTAACAAATGATATAATCACAGAAATGGGTGATTCAGAGTTGTTAAGCGAGTTAGTAAATGATGGTGGACATACTTTTGGTGAGTTGAGTCGAGACTATGCTGACGCACCAACAATTGCTGACGTTGAGACAGGTTCAGGAGGATTACCCTCTACACCATGGACACCCGGTCTTGCATCGCCAGGGGAAGGCAGCATGAATGCTGCCGATATGCCTGAAGGACCAACACCAGCAGATCCTGGAACTGAGTTTGGCTCAGGGGTTGGTTCTGCAAATGAGCCGTCCACAACTTCGGCACAACATGCTTCACACACAATTGGGAGCCTAATGAGCGGCAAGGCACCCGGAACAAGTTGATTTTTAGGTAACAACCAATGCCTTCACAGAATCAGATTACAACCAAACCCTTACCAGAAGATGGAAATTTAAGGCAGACATCTGTTGATCGATTGTTGCAATCATTTCCTGCATCGCCAGTCCTTAATCAGGATCCTGAGCTTGCAGCTGAGACTTTGAATACATACGGAAATCAGATGCTTCTTGATGGATCTGTGGCTGATGGTTACGGCTTAAGCTTATTTGATCGAGATTATGGTGCAGGACCAAACGGCCCTGTTTCTTCTGAGACAGCACCTCCCATAATGGAAGAAGTTAGTGATCCTGATGGTTATCATACTTTGAGTAGTCCTCACACACCTACACTTGCTGCCCCCGGTCGAATAGTAGGATCTGTTAATCTTGATCCTGCTAAATTACCTGAAGGCCCTGTTGCACCTGATCCTGGGACAGAATTTGGCACAGGAGAAGGACATCTACTTGATCCCAATAATTCATCTAAACAACAGTCACAGGCAAAAATTGGTGAATACCTATTAGGACGGACAAGTTAAGGTGAAAGGTGAAGGATTTAATCTTAAAACTTTTAGAGTTCTATCGACCTGATGCAAGGGTAGGCCATGGATATGGCAGTACACCTGGTAATTCACCCGCGGGATTGAGAAATTATCAGGCTCAAGTGGCTTATCCCTATGTTGACGAAGATGAGCATGACGACACCGACGATGACGATATTATTGATGACGATATCTATCAGTTTATCAAGAAGGTAAATTTACGATATCGAACTAGCGATCCTCTTCGAGTAAAATCTGCTGATTATGGTTCATTTGCAAGTTCTGGAAATTTTAATTCACGTGTAGGTGAATCTAGAATGGCTCCGGGAATTTCTCCGCTACCGGGATTATACAAAAATGCAGGAAAAGGGGCTTCAGCTGGAGGAATGTCCCCCATTGTTTATCGAACTCGACCAGGGCTCAAGGGAGGCTCAGGCTCTAAGAAAGGATACGCGTCTGCGCCACCAAGATATTATGATGAGGAGGGTGAAGATATCAAGTTTGATTTACTTGATATCTTTAGCGAAGAAGAACTTCTAGAGGATCAAGAAGACTTTTTAGATGAAGACGATCCTGTGGAGTTTGACAGTGTCTAAATGCGCACATGTTATAGTTAAGGCTGAACCAGATAGAAATGACCGCAGGGGAAGGCGAAGAAAAGGAAAATCAAGAAATCTTTCTCCCGAAGCGATGATTAAAAAATTTAATAGGCTTGTTAAAAAAGAAAGAATTATTGAGGAGTTTAAGGAAAAGAGATTTTATAAAAGTAAATCTCAAAAAAGACGGGAAAAATCAGAGAGAGCAAGAAGAAGATTAGAGCGAGAACGTCGCAAGGCGTTAAAGGATAAAAAAAGGAAGCAGCCCTGGTAAGGTAAAAAATATCTTTTAGATATTTAGCACTGTAACGGATATTTAACTGTAGGCTTTTATAGGAATTCATACACATGTCAAGAACATTATATGATGATGCTTTAGCGGAAGCTACCCAGCTAAGAGAGATGGCAGAACAAAATGCCAAAAAGGCCATCATCGAGGCAATGACGCCAAAGATTAGAAATTTAATTGAGAGTGAGCTATCCGGGGACGACAGCTTAAACCCTAATGATGATTTTTTATCAGAATTAGAGGTACCCACTGCATCAGGTCATGAAGTATCTTCTGAAGATGTTTTAGATCTTGATCAGCTGGCTGCTGATCTTGCTTCGATGAGTAGTACAGATCCTGGGGCTACTACAGAACCCGAACCTCCTCGTCGTGTAGGCGGAGATGCTCCCGCAGCCAGTTTAGACGCACCCACAGAACTTGTTGGTGACGAACCTGCCGCTGAAGATCAACCAGCAGGTGACATATTAAGCGATGTAGACGAGGCTGATGAGATTGAAGTAACAGGTGAGACATTAAAGATGTTAGCTGCGTTACTTCAAGAGAAGGATTTTACAAAATCTGTAAAATCTGCTAGAAAGAAAAAAATGACTATTGGTGAGCTGCATGAAAGAATTTCTAAGCTTAGCTCCCAAGTCTTAACAGTTTCTAAAGTCGATAGCATTTTAGATGAAGCAAGTGACCATGAAAAGATCAGGGTCAATGAAATTTGGAATAAATTGGTCACGGAGTTAAAAACTTTACGCAGTGAGCTAATATGTATAGAAGGTAAAGATTCTTCAAAGGTTGCGCTGCTTAAGCAAGGATTATTACACGTTTTTGAGGAGATGAAAGAAATGTCCAACCGCCGAAATAAAGAGATTCTCTATGAGCTTAATATTGATGAGCTCTTTGAGGGAGGCTATGATATGGCCTCAGAAATGTATGAGGAAGATGACGCTGATGTGGATCCTGCGGCTGAAGCTGTAGATGATGCCGCAGATGACGATCTTGCTGATGTTGATGTTGATTTAGATGAGGACGATCCAGGAGCTGATCCTGAAGTTGTCGATGCTGTTGACAATCTCATCGTTGCGCTAGGAATTGATCCAGACGCACTGGGTGCTGAGGAAGATCTTGGTGATGAAGATCTTGGTGATCTCGAAGATACTGACGACGAGGGTGGAGAAGGCGGAGATGCCGTCGACCCAGTTGAAGAGACTCAGATGTCTGACGATGATGAGATCATTGAAATTGACGAGGGAATGCTTCGTAGAGAGCTAATTAGAATGAGAAGACTTGCTGAGGGTGATACTGGATGGGATACTATTGGTGACCCTTCTTCAGCAGCTGGCTCTTTTGGCGGTGCGAAAAATGTTTCACGAGAGAAGCCTTCTGATACAAATTCAGTAGGCGATGCAGTAAAGGGTGCCTCCTCTTTCGGCGGCGGTAAGAGTGGAAAGGAACCCTTTGCTGATATGAGTGACAAGGATTTAAATGTTTATGCTGAGAATCGTCAGCTGCGTAAGAATTTACGCGATAGGTCTCGCAAGAATCGAGCCCTTAACAATCAGTTAGCAGAGTTTAAGAAGGCAGTTTCTGCTCTTCGCTCACAGTTGTCAGAGATGAATCTGTTCAATGCTAAGCTGCTTTATGCCAACAAGCTCCTTCAAAACAAGGACATCACTAACACCCAGCTTAGAAGCATGGTGGAAGCCCTTGATAATGCTAAGAGCTTACGTGAAGTCAAATTGCTTTATAAGACGCTCACTGAGTCGATTAGAGGCAAGAAGTCTTCACTTTCAGAATCATCTGTAAGAAGGGCTGTGGGCTCATCTTCAAGACCTACAAAGTCAGCTTCGTCTGATAATCGTAGTCCTGAAGTTGACCGATGGGCACTACTTGCAGGTATTAACGAATAATATAATAAGGAGAATTCGGAAATGAGTAAGAAGTTCACCCTTGAACAACTCACCGAGGACATCCGTCAGCGGCATATCGGCTCAGAGTCAGGTCGTCTAGTTGAGAAGTGGGCCAGAACAGGCCTCCTTCGTGGATTAGATGGCACATATCGCGAGAACATGTCTCGCCTGCTTGAAAACCAGGCGTCACAGCTTCTTCGTGAGTATAACTCTCTGTCAACTGGTGCTGGTGGATTGACTAATTCTGGTGACATTCGAGGTTTCACAAATATCGCCTTCCCAATCGTTCGTCGTGTATTCGGCGGATTGGTGGCAAACGAGCTGGTTTCTATCCAGCCCATGAGCCTGCCTTCGGGCCTGCTCTTTTATCTTGACTATACATATGGTACACGCGTAGGTGGCGACACCACACTCTCATCGGGTGCAGCTGGTGGCGTAGATAGTCAGACCTACACCCCAGGTCAATCAATTTACAACAACCCAGCAGGTAAGGGCGTCCGCTCAGGATCTCTGGCTGCAGGTGGAATGTATGACCTTGTTGGTGCTGGTTATTCCAAGGTTCACGCAACCTCAACAAGTAATGAAGTTTGCTTGCTTGCATCAGGTGCTTTCGCAGGAAATGCAACCCTACAGGGAGGCTCAAACTGTCACGCTACAGGTACTGACGGTCGCCTTCTTCAGTTTGATCCTCAGCTGACCACACTGATTGAAGAAGACTGCGAAAATGGGTCTTTCGATAGCACAGGAACCTATCAGTTCCTAATTCTTAACCTGAATCAGGTGGGAAGTGATATTGATCTGACCAACATTAAGGAGTTTACTCTTTGGTGTGCAGGTAAGTCTGGCCTCAACTGGATTCCTGAGACAATGCAGGGTGGTAATCATGTAGCTAACATTCGCCGCCTAAATCAGCTTGGAACATATGCAAGCAGCAAGTTCACTGCTGATCCTCTTGTTGGACGCAGTGATACTAATGCAGCGCTTCTTCTGGTTGTGTCTGGTGCTTATACGAAGGCAATTCCAGGGTCTACTACGGCAGCTCTTGATCTAACAGCTTCTTGGGCAGTTGGTGCATCACTTGATGTTGATTCTAATGATGGATCAACCTTGACAATTCCTTCCTTTGAGTCGGATTTCTCAACGGGCGATGCTTCACCGATCATCCCTGAGATTGACATCAAGATCGAGTCTATTGCGGTGACCGCGGTAACTCGTAAGCTTCGTGCTCGCTGGTCACCTGAGCTCGCACAGGATCTAAATGCTTATCACAGCATGGATGCTGAGGTTGAGCTTACTCAGATTCTTTCTGAGCAGATCGCGCTTGAAATCGATCGCGAAGTTCTCAATGACCTTCTCACCGAGGCAAAGGGTGCTAACCTTTACTGGTCACGCGCTCCCGGTAAGTTCGTCAACAAGGAGAACGGAGCTGAGGTTAAGCTTTCTGATAGTCTTGCTGCAGGTCCTGCGTTTACAGGAACTGTTCGAGAGTGGTATGAGACGCTGACCGAGACAATCATCGATGTGGCAAATACCATTCATCGTAAGACTCTGAGAGGTTCTGCGAACTTCTGTGTGGTCTCACCTGATGTTGCTACCATTCTTGAGTCATCAGTGCTCTACAAGCCCTCTTACAGCCTCGATGGAAACGGACAGGTTGGCTCACCCTTTACACTGGGTGCAGAGAAGATTGGTTCTCTAAGCAACCGCTTTACGGTCTACAAGGATCCTTACTTCCCACGGAACAAGATCCTCGTCGGTTATAAGGGCGGAAGCTATCTTGAGACGGGTTACGTGTACGCACCTTATGTGCCTCTCATCGTCACTCCGACCATCTTCGCTCCCGAAGACTTCACACCCCGTAAGGGCGTGATGACTCGGTACGGCAAGAAGATGGTTCGTGCCGACTTCTACGGAACGGTCACAGTCATGGATCTCAACATCATTTAATTGATTGAGTCTCATTAAAATTAAGGGCACCCTTTCGAGGGTGCCCTTTTTATTTAACTTTTTTTCTTACCTGATAAAATAGATGGTCTGTTTTTAGATGATTATTTATGGCTACTAAAAAAATTGATAAAGTAGGACCTGATTTAGTTGAGGAGACATCGGTTCTTTTTGTCCGTCAAGAAGATGGATCTTTTAAAAAGAATGTCAAAGTCTATGAGAGAGATCGAAAAACAAATAACGTCAAATTAAAAAACAAGCTATTGTTGGATGAGCGTTATCTAATTACTACAGATGATGATTTTGACGATAAAATGGAATATGATGATTTCAATGGAGATCGAGTGACAATTCGTTTTAAACGAATTGATATTGATTAGTCAACTTTGATCTAATATATTTACTTGCGTGAGTTGTCCTGCGCCAGGTGACTTAATTCGTGTGATAGTAGGGACACCAAAGTGTGTATACGGTATTTTAATTGCGCCAACACAAAATAAAGTAAAGCTAGATGATGCTATTCTTTTAGAACCCGCGTGGTTTGTTTTAACTGAATATGGAATATTACAAATTGATACCACAGATTTTTTAGTGATAGATCACAATTATTTGCAATAAACATGTTTTTTTAATAAGATTCTCGTATTGTCAACCTTGATTAAATGATCACAATGAACCCCTAAGATTAGTTGACACAATTTGCAAAGTAAATTTTCGCTTGATATTTAAGTATGCGATCAAGCGCCTCTAGCTTCTTTTGTGGAATCCTCATAATGGCAAATTTTAACAACACCACCGGCCCAACACCTTTTGGTTTTTTTGATTCAGACAGCTTATTTCAAAAGCATGCTGACAAGGTAGTTACTTTTGTAAAGAGAAAATTGGGCGATGATATTTTAAGTGTAGAACTTACTAAAAAGCAAATTTGGGCTTGCTTTGAGGAATCATTTTTAGAATATGGAAATTTAGTAAATCAGTATCAAACAAAGTCACAATTAAATAACTTTTTGGGAATGCCCACAGGAAGCTTGCTTTCAGGGTCAGAACAAAAGCATCCCAGGGAAACATTAGAGTTCTTGGCAAGATTTGCTGAGCCGTATGCCATGGATGCTGGTGTCGGGGGCTCTTACAATATGATCTCTGGATCGATACAACTTGAAAAAGATCGTCAGGATTATGATATCTACACTGATTTAAAAGATGCTGACGGAAATGTAATTTTTGATACTGGAGAAAATGCGCACACAGGAAAGAAAACAAAATTAAAGATAAGAGATGTTTTTCACTTTAATCCATCAGCGGCTTATCGATTTTTTGATACCACGTCAGCAGTCAATTATCTAAATAATGAGTTTTCGTTTGAATCATTTACTCCCGAGACAATTTTTTATGTCCTTCCTGTTTATGAAGATATCCTTCGTGCAGGTCAACTTGATGTCTCTCAAAGGGTTAGAAGGTCTAATATCTCATATCGCATAGAAGGAACTAAGATTAGAATCTTTCCAACACCCACAAAGGAGGATCCTAAAAAGCTTTTTATGAGAGTGCAATATGCACCAGATCCTTTGTCACCTTCTTATCAAGATGATACAATTTATGGGGTTTCAAATCTTTCTAATGTTCCATTTGGAGAATTGCAGTATTCTAAGGTAAACAGCATGTCTCATCAATGGGTACGGCAATTTACACTTGCGCTATGCAAAGAATTGTTAGGCCTGATTCGATCCAAGTTTAGCACAGTTCCAATTCCAGGATCAGATTTGACGCTAAACGGTGGAGATCTAGTTTCTCAGGGGAGAGAAGATCAAACAAGAATGGTGGATGAGCTAAAAGAAATGTTAGATTCAATGACATATGATAAAATTGTTATTCAGGATGCAGAAAGAGCTGAGGCAGTTCAACGTCAGTTACGGATGATACCGATGACGAAACCGATTATGATGGGGTAAGCTAAATGGCAAGACTATTTATTACACCCAGAGAAGTTGATTTTATCAATGATATTGCCAAGGAAGTAATCAAAGATGTAATTGGTCAAAAGGTCTTTTATTATTCTATCAATGTTTTAAAAACTGACGTTCACGATGTTTATGAAGAAGCTCCTGAAAAGATCTTTGAAACTCCAATTGAAATTGATGCGATTGTAAACTGGACACCTGAGGAGGTTAGAACCAATGCCTTTGGAAGTGAAGAATACTATAGCATTGAAGCGTATTTAAGCAGCCGAGATTTACTAGACAAGGGTATTAATGTTGTTGAGGGTGATTATTTTAGCTTTGGGTCATTATTTTTTGAAATTACTTCTGCGTTAATTATGAGCAATATTTATGGTCTAGTTGAATATAAGACGGGTGTAAAGATAACTGGTAAGCAGGCAAGAAAGGGTCAAATCGTTCAGAAGGTTCTAGGTCCGTCTTCTGAGGCAGAAACAGATGGAGATGCAATTCAGGACAAGTTTGTTCAGCAGCGAGGATTGGCAACAAATGACCAAGGACCCACGGGCGATGTAAGATCGCTTCAGAAAAAAGGTGTTCTTGAAAAGCCAATTTCTGGCCCAGCAGAGGTGTCGAAGAGGTCACCAGGACCAAGCAGCTCATTTTATGATGAGTCATAGGAATTTTTATTATGTCGACAGGATATGGACACAAATCACGACCTTCACCAAACCAAGAGTTTGAAAATAGAGATCTAACAGGTGAGAGCAAACGCTTGCCCACAGGTTATGAGGGACAAAATGTTCCTGATGATTTTTTTATTCCTGAGTGCAATATTGAAGATTTAGACAGGGCGATCTTCAATCTTTTTGACAAAGATCTTGAAATAACAGTTGAACAAAATAATCAAGTGGAAAAAGTTCCAGTGATCTTTGCAACGGGTGAAAGATTTGCGCTTGTTAAGAGAAGAAAACCCTTAAGAGATAAAAATAACGCTTTAATCTTGCCTTTAGTTTCTATTCGTAGGACGGGTATTTCACAAGCATTTGGTGCTGGTCATGGTTTAGGACAAGATACTGGTGACATTGTAATTAAAAGACGACTTTCAAAAAAGGATCGTCGCTATCAAAAATTAGTAAATAAGCTTGCATTAGAAAATCAATCAAATGTGAATAGCGAAAATAATTTTGAGGGAGAAGATAAGGAGGCTAAAGCCGGAAGACAAACCTCTCGGCGGAATGTTGATTATAGTGATCATAAAGCAGCTGGCACTGTCTTGAATAACACTTTAGGCAATAATATTTTTGAGATAATCACCATTCCTTTTCCTAGATTTTATACTGCTTCTTATGAGGTTACATTTTGGACGCAGTATACCCAACATATGAATAGGATGATGGAATATTTTATGTTGGCTTATCAAGCTCCGGGAAATCAGTTTCGTGTGGAGTCGGATAAGGGTTACTGGTTTGTTGCGTATATTGGTGATGATTTTAATCCAGGTAATAATTTTGATGATTTTACTGATCAAGAAAGAATTGTAAGGTACACATTTAACTTAACTGCAAATGGATATCTCATTGCCAATCAGTCCGAAGGGGTCCCAAATCCGTTTAGATATTATCTATCAGCCCCGATATTTCGATTTGAGATTTCTGAGTTAAATAATGAGATTTTAAGGGCACCTTCAATGTCTCCTGTGGGTACTGGAGATCCAGATAAGTTTACTCTAAGCGACGTAACGTTATTAGACAAAAATGGAAATCCAATTCAAATGAGAGGCCGATCGGATATTATGACTAGGGCTGTTGTAAAAGATCCTTTCGGAGGCAAGTCTTCAAAATATTTGAGAGTTAAAAGCAGAAACCAAAGAAAAGGAGAGACAGTATTGTCAAATACGACACCCTCTGTCCTTTCTGATGATCCATTTAACGGGTTTGACATAGATGATGAATAACGTTCTTCTTAAACTACTAGTATTTTGGGTTTCTTCTTGATATTTATAATGTGATAATTTAGTCTATTACGGGCATATTGTAAGGAGTGTTTAACCAATGGCAGAACAAGTTTTTCGCTCACCTGGCTTTTTCGAACGAGAGATTGATTTAGCGCCACAGGTTGAAGGGCCGACCGGAACGCCGGCGGGTATAATTGGAACAGCAGAAAAAGGCCCAGCCTTTGTTCCTGTAACTGTGGGAACTTTTGAGGATTTCAAGACCAGATTTGGTAGTCTTGATGCAAATAGATTTGGACCCTATGCGGTTCGTGAATTTCTAAAGCATAAGAAATCACTGACGTATTGTCGTGTTCTTGGTGCAGGTGCAAATGATACAGACACAGACATGACTAACACCATTAACATGGGGACAGTCAAGAATGCAGGCTTTCGAGTTTTAAGCAAGGCTGACACGTCGATGGGTGCACTTGAAGGAGGTCGACACTCTGGCGGCGTTCAATTCCTTGTTGCCAGACATGTCCTTTCAGCTTCAGAGGCTGTTGCTAATCCGATGTTCACTGATAACGATAGTTTTGGTACAGGAAACTGGACGTCAGGTGACACAATTAATCTTATACGTGCTGTGATTATGGTTCCTAGTGGGACTGCAATGAGGATCCTAAACTGGAATCAGGATACACCCGCTCAGGCAGCTGGTTGGGTTTCTACAGCTGTTGATGATCTTGCAGTTATCGGTGGCGGTGGAGCATCTCCCGCCCCAAGAAACTTAAAAGAAAAGTTTAAGTTAGTAATCTCTTCCTCTTCGGGCTCAGGGTTTGCTACGACCGATTCAGTTGCAGGCGTTCGTGTTTTAACAGCGTCCTTAAATCCTGATGATGATGATTATATTTCTAGAATTTTGAATACAGATCCTACGAAGTTTATTGATGAAGAACACTATCTTTTTGCAGATTATCCTGTTGAGAATGAACTGGCAGGTGTTTTAGCAGATGCTGTAGGCACAGTGGGCTTGTTATCAGGATCAGCTAACTATTCTGAAAAGACAAAGGAGTCAGATTCTACATTAAGAATTCATAGAAATGCATTTGGTAGATTTGACACAAGATTTACCACTCCGAGGACACCGTATTTTATCTCACAACCTTTTGGCAATGCTGAGAATGATTTATTTTACTTTGAGACACTATCTGATGGCGCCTATGGGAATACACAATATAAGGTATCGATTGATAATGTTAGAAAATCAACTAATGAAGCTGACCCATATGGCAAGTTCAATGTTTTAATTAGAAAATTTGATGATACAGACACGGATATGCAGGCATTAGAGCAGTATCAAGATTTAAATCTTAATCCTGATAGTGATCGTTTTATTGCCAAGGCGATTGGTGATTATAAGGCATACTTTAACTTTGATGCAGAGGATGAGGATGATCGACGTGTCGTTGTTAGTGGAAAGTATCCAAACTTATCAAATTATGTGCGGGTCGTGATGAACAACGACGTTTATAAGAAGCAGGTGCCTTCTGACGCTCTGCCCTTTGGATTTAGAGGAATTCCCGTTTTAAAGACTAATGATAAGCTTACAGACGGTACAGCAAAAGCAGCCTGGGTACACGCAGACTACAAGTGGGTATCGACAGGGCCAAATCGCTTGGGAGGACACAGCCCGACTGCTGCGTCTCAAGCTAGATTGCTAACATTGACAGGATCAATTGTTCCTCCAGTTCCTTTCAGATTTAAGGTAACTAAGGGAACGATGCCAGATACCGCAGATGATTCTTCCTTTTCAGGAAAGTCTGCTTCAACTGAAATGGTTGATTCTAGATTTTTTTGGGGTGTGAAGTTTGAGAGGATGCCAAAGACAGGATCTGTTTCATTGGCCGCATTAAATCCAAACGCAGGCTCACTCCCAAATCCTCTGATTAAGACATTTGCTCAGTTCAATGGTATTGAAAAGCTTGATACTCTTGTGACCGGTTCTGCGATGGATGCGTTTAACAATAATAAATTTACATTAGCAAGAGTAGCGTTACCCAATAGGATTGCCACGACTGTAGATGCTGCAATTAATAGCAATATTACTGGAACAGCTAAAGAACATATGATAGATTCAGCATATGTGAGAAATGCGGAACCAAACACCACAGATTATACAGTAACTGATGGTGTTCTGGGAAATAGAATGACTTTGGCAACTCTGGTTGCAGCGACGTCTTCTGTCTATTTTAATAGATTTAGCAAGTATGCTAAGTTCAGTACATTTTTCTACGGTGGATTTGACGGTGTGAACATGCTTGATAAGAATGATATCTACATGAACGATCAAGCTACGTCCAGTGATTTAAATGGTGGAGCAGCTTCTGCAACTAAGTCACCAGGATTAATTGGAACAGCAGGAACTGCAGTTCACGTTGCAGGTTCAGGAAAACAGAATAACTCAGTAGCATCTTATAGAAAGGCATCTGAGATCATGACAGATGAAATGATGGTCAATGTTAATATTCTTGCTATTCCTGGCATTCGAGCAACTTTTGTGACTGATTATGCAGCAGAGAATGTTAGAGAAAATGGCATGTCAATTCTTGTCATGGATCCAGTTGAATATGACGAGGATGGAAACCGTCTTTATGACAATGACAAGACGAAACCCAATGTGAGAAAGACTTCAGAGGAATTCGCGGCTCGCGCCATTGATAACAATTATGTCTCAACGTACTTCCCTGATGTTTGGATTGATGATCCTATCAACAATAAGAAGGTCAAAGTTCCGCCGTCTATTCCGGCGATTGCAGCGCTTGCGTTTAATGACAAAGTTTCATATCCGTGGTTTGCGCCTGCAGGATTTAATCGAGGTGCTCTAGAGATGGTATCCAACGTCGATGTTCGATTGAACACAGACGATAGAGATACCCTATACGATGCAAGAATGAATCCAATCGCAACGTTCCCCCGAAGCGGATATGTGATTTTTGGTCAAAAAACGCTTCAACAGACTCAGTCCGCATTGGATCGCGTCAATGTTCGGAGATTAATGCTAGAGCTTAAACGCCTAGTGATCAATGTTGCAAAGAGATTCGTCTTTGAACAAAATACTTCAGCAACACGAGCAGCATTTGTAGGTCAAGTTGCACCACTCCTTGCTCTAGTTCAGGCACAGGCAGGAATTGAAAAATTCCAGGTGATCTGTGATGATACAAATAATACAGCTGAGGATGTTGATGCGCTTAAGATGAACGGACGAATTGTGGTGGTTCCGACCAGAACAATTGAATTTATTGCAATCGACTTTATAATTGATAGAACGGGTGCAAGCTTTGTGTGATGAATATGTATCTAGGAGATTTAGGAGAAATAACTGATGCCTGAATTAACATTCAAAAGTGCTGGCGTTAGCGCTAGAGAAATTGATCTCTCGGGACCCACGGGGATTTCTCCCTCTGGCACCCCTGCGGGTATTATTGGGACCGCACTTCGCGGCCCAGCATTTGTACCTGTTGAGATGGCTAGATTAGCTGATTTTGTAGCTAAATTTGGTGAGACAGATGGTGAAAAGTTTGGACCATTAGCCGTTGTTGAGTGGTTAAGAAATGCTCAATCCGTTGTTTATATGCGCGTTCTTGGCGCGGGCGATGGAAAGAAAAAGACAACATCGGGAAACAATACCGGTAAGGTGACCTATGCAGGATTTGTTGTAGGTTCTGAGCAGGTTCAAGCAAACGGAAAGTTGGCTGCGAACCCTTATACCCTTTCATCGGCTATTGGTGGTAGAACGTACTTCTTAGGCTGCTTTATGTCACAGTCAGCTGGATCGACAGTCTTTACCGACGCAGGTATCGCAACAGCTGGACAGGACAATAACGGAACATCAGCACAGAAGGCAAAACATCAGGGAATATACTCGAGAGCTCATCCAATCATTAGAGGGGTCTTGATGGCGCCTGATGAGGTGACCTTGATGCTTTCTGGGCATAATGTTGGTCTGTCACAGATGCCCAAGGCGGGAGTTGCAGCAACAACAGCAGGACCTAGAGGCCATATAACAGGGTCAGTTAATATTGCCAATGCAAAGCAAGAATTTGTAATGCTGATTAACGGACATGTCAATACAGGTCAATATCCCAATGTTATTACAGCTTCTTTTGATGTTGACGCAGCTAATCATTATGCAAATGTGTTCAACACTGATCCTCTCAAGATTGAAGAGGCAGGACATTATCTTTACGCCAACTATGATATCCATCCAGCGATGGCCGTTGTTACAGGAACGGTTATACTCTCAGGAACGGGAGGGTTCACACGTCTAGGCGTTATGCAGCGTTATGTCGCTACAGCTGGCGAGCGAGCACAATTTGCTGATCTTGCATTCCTCACAACAGGTTCAAAGCCAAGAAATGAGGGTGCAGCTGACGTTCCAAACTTTGAGAACTTTGAGACGAGATACGGGCACGCAAGATCTCCTTGGGTAATTTCTCAGAGATTTGGTGGGAATGCAAAGAATCTATTTAGGGTGCACGCGCTCTCAGACGGTGCATATGCCAATGATAAGTTTAAGATCTCCGTTGCAAACGTTGCCAAGTCTACCTCTGATTCATCGGATTATGGAAGATTTGACCTCTTAGTTAGAGACCTTTATGATTCTGATAGTGAAAAGATAATATTAGAGCAATATCGAGGTCTGTCACTTGATCCTTCGTCAGAGCGTTATATTGCTAGAATGATCGGTGATGTGAATACTTACTTTGACTTTGAGCATGCGATTGGATCCCAGAAGATTGTAGTTGACGGAATTCACCCTAATAAATCACAATACATTCGTGTTGAGATGTCAGACCTAGTTGATGATGGAGAGATTGCTGAGACAGCGCTTCCCGTTGGATTCCGAGGAGTTCGACACCTGGTAACCTCTGGAACAAGTGCTTTAACAACACTAACAGCTTCAGGAAGTTATCATCACAAGGATGTTCTTACACGAGCAGTTCAACCGCCCGTTCCGATGAGGTTGCACATCAAGACTGGAGAAGATCCCAAAGAGGTGGTAAATTCATCTTTTTATTGGGGTGTACAGTTCATGCGTCAGACTGATGTTAATGAACCTAACAAGTCTGTGGTCTTTGATAATTCAATTCTAGGACATTCGAAATATTTTCCAGATTTCCACACCTCATGGCAGAATGCTTGGGTAGGGGATAATCCAGGAGTTGCAGATTCAGCGACCAAGGGAATTCTGGATGCAGATAGATTTAACAATAACATGTTCACCCTTGAGAACATTAAGGTAAGAACTGGATCAGATGGAATTGCCGATCCCAAGGAATGGTTGACTGCTTCTTACGCAAGAGGTGGAGGAATCACTCCAAATGAATCGAATAAGACTCGAGCACTTTCCGTTGATAAGGACTTCGGTGATCTTACGGTTCGCAAGTACGCTAAGTTCTCCTTCTTCTTGCAGGGAGGCTTTGATGGTGTTAACATCTTTAACAAGGCTAAGTCAAGGATGCTTGACTCTGCTGCAATTCGAGAGATGGGTGAATCTGGTCAAGGTGAGACTAGCGGTCCCACAGTTGCGGCATATAGAAAGGCCCTTGACATTCTTGAAGACAAGTCAGATGCTGACATTAAGCTCTTGGCAATTCCTGGAATTCGACATGAGTCTGTAACTGACTATGCTATCAATATGGTTGAAGATCGATTTGATGCATTATACATCATGGATATTGAAGAGAGGGATACAGCGAATAACGTCGTAACATCGTCAGCAGATCAAAAGATTGGTGTAAATTATACAGCGAACAGGCTGAAGGATCGAGGCTTAGATACTTCTTTCGCTTCCGCATACTTCCCAGACGTGACAATTCCAGATCCCTTCTTGGGAAGTAACGTGAGATGTCCACCTTCTGTGGCAGTTCTTGGGGCGTTTTCTTTAAATGACTCGGTTGCGCATCCCTGGTTTGCTCCTGCGGGCTTCACAAGAGGTGCCTTGGCATCTACCTTAGAAGCATCGGTGAATCTATCCAGAAACAATCTGGACACTCTCTACGAGGCTGATATCAATCCTCTAACAGCTTTTCCAGGAAGCGATGGTGTTGTGGTTTGGGGTCAAAAGACCCTACTTGCAGCGCAGAGCTCTCTTGACAGGGTAAATGTGAGAAGACTATTGATTGAGATTAGACGTCAAGTTCGTCTTGTGTCAAATCAGATTCTATTCGAGCCAAATCGTGAATCAACACTTTCTAAGTTCAGCGGTTTAGTTCAACCAATTCTGCAGAGAGTTCAAGATCAGAGTGGTCTGCAGAGATTCAAGGTCGTAATTGATTCAACAACAACCACACAGGCTGACGTTGAAAATAACACTGTGAGAGGAAAGATCTTCTTGCAACCTACCCGGACCATCGAGTTTATCTCGCTTGACTTCGTGGTAACAAATGCTGGAGCGGAAATTTAAGATTTCCGTCCAGTAGATTCTATAACTGGTAGATAATTAAAAAAGACGAGATAATTTAGGAGAATCCAAAAATGGCTGAAACACTCTCTGTTACCGACATGCTCCCTAATAAGTTTGAGCCGAAAAGAAAATTTCGGTGGATCTTAATGATTGAGGGGGTTGACGCATTTTTAATGAAGACGGCAGCACGTCCGACATTCACAACTGAGGAGATCACGATTCCGTGGATCAACCATCACCGTTATGTTGCGGGTAAGACAACATTCGGAACGATGTCAGTGACTCTGCACGATCCAATCGCCCCATCAGGCGCCCAACAGGTGATGGAATGGGTACGTACCCACTTTGAATCTGTGTCAGGACGTGCTGGTTATGCTGATTTCTATAAGCGAGATGTTCAGATCAAGTTGCTTGATCCTGTTGGAACGGTTGTTGAGCTTTGGGATGTTAAGGGAGCATTCATTACCGAAGCAAACTTTAATGACCTGACTTACGATGGAAGCGACATGGTTGAGATTTCTCTCACACTTCGCTTTGACAACGCTGTTCTTCAGTACTAAAATTTTAGACATAGTAATAAAAGAATTAAGTCCCTCTTTCATAGAGGGGCTTTTTTTTATCTTAATTTTTCGCTAAGGGATAAATAATAATATCACGACTCGGAATGATGCATGTCGATTTGGAAGCGAAGGAAGCCGATCTCTACTGAGATCATAGATAAAGTTTTAAAAGAAATCCTTGAAAAAGACCTCTTATATTTACAATGGGAAGTTCCTAAACTCTTAGAGTCGGGATTTCAATGCATTGGATGCGGAAAAAGAGGAAATTTAAGAGCTGTCCATGATTCTATCGATATGTTAAAGAATACAATTACTGAGGTATGTTATGACATAAATCCGTATGGACTGACTGATCGAGAGACAATTAACGCAATGATTAAATCAGTCATTGCGCAACACGAAAAAGATGATATTGATGGATCAACCTTTTGCATTGATTGTATCGAAAATAAGATTGAGCAAGATCAAGACAGAGTTTTACAAAGCTTGATCTTTAGTAGAGTATAATAATACACAGTCTAATAAGAGCTGACAAATAATGTGTGAGGAGTTTAAAATTGGCTAAGAAAAGAACAGAAAATGATATATTTGGAGGAGGGCCCGGTTTACCCGGTGCTGCTCAGCCTAGAAATGTAATGAAGGATGACTTTGGTTTAGATATTCCAACAGAATCAGTCCCACTTCCTTCTTTGGGTTCTGTATATCCCCCTGACAGTCCACTTTACGCTAAAGAGACCCTGGATATTCGTCCAATGACTGCAAGAGAAGAGGATATTCTGACATCGAGAGCCTTGATTAAAAAGGGAACAGTAATTACCAAGTTAATCGAATCTTGCCTAACAGATAAATCAGTCAATGTCAAAGAAATGTTATCTGGAGATCGAAATGCTGTAATGGTTGCATTAAGAATTACCGGATATGGCAGCGATTATACAACAGAAGTCGAATGTCCTTCCTGTGCAACAAAGACAAAGTTTGAATTCAATCTTTCAGACCTTCCAATTAGTCGTTTGACAATTCCTCCAGCTGAGTCAGGTAAGAATTTATTTTCTTTTACACTTCCTTTTACTAAAAAGGTTGTTAACTTTAGATTTTTGACAGGCGCCGATGAGGAAGAGATTAATACTCAATCTGAGCGACGCCGAAAGCTAGGGAACCAAAGCGATAATTTGGTAACTTCCAAGCTTCTTTATAGCATTGTTGATATTAACGGTGTTACCGATCGTAATAAGATCGCTTCCTTCGTGAGGAACATGCCTGCTCGTGACTCTAGAGCATTGCGTAAGTTCATAGACGATAATGAACCAGGTGTAGATATGAAGGCCTGGTTTGACTGCGCAGCTTGCGGGGAGGCGACTCACATGTCGATGCCCTTAGGGGCCTCGTTTTTTTGGCCTGACATCTGAGTATCGTGAAACAATACTTGAACACATCTTTTTATTGACATATTACGGTGGGTTCAGCTACTCAGAGGTGTACAATATACCCATCACGTATCGTATTTGGTTCATTAATAGGATTGGGCAAGAAATACAAAAGTCTAATGAGAAGGGTGACGGTGCCTCTAGGGCAGCGCACCACAACACTCCTGATGTGAGGTCGTTACAGGGAAGGGCACGAGCAAATGTTCCCTCTAAGCTTAGAAGGTTTACCTAAAGAGAGATATTTAATCTTATAGGAGCGCATCATGGAGCAAGATATCGATACAGTGGGAAACCTAGAAGAAAAATTGTTATCAGCAATTGCTGCGACTATCATGGGTCTAGAGTCTGGTGTAAAGATTACCGGGTCAGGAGAAAAGGTTTCTTCACTTAAAGATGTTCTGATAGCAACTAAGCAGTTTTATGATGAGCTGAATAGAACTGGAGCGTCTTTGGGCTCCGTGATGAAGATGCATAAAAATAAGAATCGCCTTGCACAAGAATTTGAGGCAAAGCTAGGTATTGACTGGCCTTTCTAGATATTAAAAGGCTGGGTGCTTTTTAACTGTGTGATATTTAACTATACAGTTAACGCATCAGGTGGGTTTAGATGGCTTCTAAGGATGATATTGCGGGCCAATTAAAGGTCAGTCAAGCCTTAAATAAGTCTCTTGCTGCAGGTAATCAGATTCTGCAGAATAGGACGAAGAAAATTTCTAGGCAGTTAGCCTTGCAAATTGAGTTGTGCAAGGCGATGGACTGTGATTATGATTCCACTGTTGAAAAGGTTAATAAGCTTGCCGATGCTTTTGAGGGTGTTACTGAAAGTGCAAAAAAAGCAGGAGAGGAAGGACAAAATAGCACCAAAAAGATGGCGAATAATCTTCCCGCTTTAAGCAAGAAGCTGGGTCAGGTAAAGTCAATGAGTGAGCTTGTTAAACACTCTATTAAATCCTGGTCTGATAAAAAACCAAAGCAAGCTGCTTTTTGGACAGGATTTCTCTCAGGATTCGCAAAGGGTTTTAAGATGGTTCTTGCACCTCTTCAACTTTTTGGCCAGTTTGTTAAAAAGGTGATATCATCAATCACTGATCTTGCAATAGCAATTGTTAAATTTCCTCTTGATTTTTTAAACGGTTTAATTAAGACCGCAAACGAGTGGTTTAACGCCCTGCTGCCCATCATGCAAGCCACAGAGAAATTGCGAGGTGAATTAGGTGATCTGGGAAGGGCCACTGGTGCTGCAGCCACACAGATGATGAAGGGAATGCAGGATATGGCAGGGGAGACTGGTGCGAATCTATTCGCGTTCATGTCTGCAGATCTACAGAATGCATTACTTGAGATGACCCAGGGGTTGGGGCAGTTTGTTGACGCTCTAAATCTATCAGGCCAGAATATGCGACAGGTTGCCAATACCTCGTTTCTTCTAAACAAGGCTTTTGGTGTGACCTATGAACAACAGAAGGGGCTGGCTAACATCACCCTGGCCACCGGAAAGACCTTTAAACAGGTGGGCGATGAGTTTATGGCCTACGCACTCCAGATTGAGGATAGCATCGGCATCGCTGCTAAGCTGGTCGCCAAGGGAATGGCCGAGATGGTTAACGATGTAAGTCACTTCGGAAATATCACAGCCAAGATGGCATCTGAGGCGGTGGCAAGATTGCGATCTTTGGGTCTTGAAGTGAAATCGTTAGGCGGAATTGTTGATAAATATCTAAACTTTGAGGATGCAGCCACATCAGCTGCTAAGCTAGGACAGGCTTTTGGTGTTAGTATTGATGCTATGAAGATGATGAAGGCAGCTAATAAGGACCCGATCATGGCATTAGAAGAGCTTCGAAGAGCTTTCTTTGCTGCAGGGAAATCTGCTGATACTATGACCACAGCTGAGCTTCGACATCTCTCAGCAAATACAGGTCTCTCTGCTGAAGAAGCTCGACTAGCCTTTTCTATGAAGAATCGTGGAAAAACCATGGATCAGATTAAAAATGCCACCAAGAAGATGCTCAGTCCACAAGAGAAAATGGTCAATTCTATGGATCGAATGGCCAAGATGATGGAGAAGGTTGTTGAGACACTAGTCGACGGCCAGGGCGCCATGGCCACCTTTATGAAGGGTTTTAGGTTGGGTGCTGTTAAGGCAATGAGTAGCACCTTCTTGGATATTGATAAAACCATGAATGAGCTTTATCTGTCAGGTGAGCGTGTGGGCAAGCTCTTCATTGACTATTTTCCAGGTGTAAAAGAGATGGCTGAGGCGCTAGGTGAGATCTTTAATCCCACCAAGGCTCGGGCACTCTTTAAACAGATCGAGGGGGTTTTTGGAGATTTCTTCAAGATGCTTTCCACAGATCCTGAGCGTGCGATTCCCGTCTTAATTGAAAATCTTAAAAAGGCATTCACTGATTTCTTTGGCCCATCCACAGCAAGTAAGTTTAAAGATGGCCTTGGAAAGTTTTTTAACGCTCTGAGTTTTATCATAGCATCTGCCTTAGAGAATATCGGAAAGATGTTTGCGGGATTCTTTAACGCAATGGCAGGGGCGCTTCGAGGAGATACTCAGATTGGAATTCCAGAGGGCGCAGGCCCATTTGCTGAGGGGCTTGCTAGAATGCAGCAAGGCTTGATGGATGGTTTGGTTCCAATGGCAGATGCGTTTATGAATCTGATGGGTGCCCTTTGGGAGAAAATTTCTGCAAAGATTGTCGAGCTGCTTAAAGAGCATTGGGGTAAGCTGGCCATCTATTTCTTTGGAATTCCAATTTTACAGGGAATGCTTGCAGGAATGGTGCGCCTTTTAATTGCTTCAGTTATTCAAAGGTATGTTACTGCTTCAATGGGCGCAACAGCCGCCTCAATGGCAACATCGTCTGCAACAATGAAGGCACTTGCTGAGGGAAGGGCACAGATGGCGATCAC